TTTGTAGAACCTATAGCAAACAGATTAATATTAAATCCACAAGACTTCCCCCACGCAATAACACAAATTACAAATAAAGATGTTGTGCGACACAGCATACAAATTTTTATAAACAAAGGATATATGTTATGATCTACACAGAATATGATCCATTACAATCTGTAATCGTAGGAGACACGTACTCTCCTGGAGACGTGGATCATTTGTTGACTAAAGGCAACATTAAACAATTTAATCATATCCTAGAAGAAACTAAACAAGATTTAGAAGCATTATCAACCTTTCTTACAAAAGGGGGTATTGAAGTATATCGTCCTAATGTTTACAAATATAATGCTGTAAAAATGCCACAGTTCAACATAAATGTACCAATTGCACCAATCGTACCAAGAGATCAGTATATGGTTATGGGTAAAAACATTATGCAAACTTATACAAGTTATACAGACAGATACTTTGATGCTATTAGCTATTATGAAATATTTGAAAAATTATTCCGTGAAGGCTATCGTTGGATGAGCCAACCAGCCCCTATGCTTATGGATTTGAATACTACAGACGAATGGTTTATGAGTGATAGAACGTATGTAGACAAATTATCTGATAGAGTGTTGTGGCATACAGCTACAATGTTTAAGGCGGGCGATGCATTTATTGTTAATACACGAGGTCCTGGAAGTCAAACTGGATTAGAGTGGTGTAAGCGTGAGCTACCTGAATATAGATTTATTAGTAACGAAGGTACACGAGTTAAAGAGTTTGGACACATTGACCACGGCTTTATTATGATAGATGATGAAACAGTAATTCATGCTGGAATGGATTGGGTGCCTAAGTGTTTGCATAACAAAAAATTAATAGATGTTAGTGATTGTTTGCCCGAATTAAAAATGGATAGGTATATTCAAGACTATGCTAAAGCACGAGATAAAATGGATGTTGCTTGGTTAGACAAGTATTTAGAGAATTGGAGAGGGTACAGTCAAGAAGTTTGCTTTGATTTAAACGTATTAATATTAGATAGAAACAATATTGTGTTTGCAAGACACATACCTAAATTGTTTGAAAAACTAAAGTCCTTGCACATCGATTGCCACGTAGTGGAGCAACGTCATTATTTGTATTGGGATGGTGGAATACATTGTAGTACATTAGACGTTAAACGTGCAGGCGTCAAAAGAAAAATCATATAAAATCTGTTTACCGAATGCTACCGCGTCGCTTCGCGACTGCTTACTTTCTGGCGGACGACCGCTTCGCGGCTTATTCGCCATCTTGATCCCTCTCGAACAATATAACCTACGCAATTAGATGATCCACACTTACAAGGGTATTGTTTGTAGTCTGTTTTATCAAAACTAAACCCATAATCATAAGTTAACTCTTCGTCTTTTTTAATATTCTTTATAGCAAAAATCCATAATTGTCTGTTATAATCAAAAACTTCACAGTTAGGATTACAGGAATGATTTATTAATCGAGCAGTATTAAATTTAAAATCACCATCAAGATCGTACTGTTTGTTTAAATTAAACAAGTAAATCTCTTTATCGTTATCATACTTTGGATCTGTTTCTGCTTTATCGTGACTAATTTTCTTTCCTTTATACTGGATAATTCTTTGACCTTTTTTAATATTAGTAGAGGCAGACAAGCCATTCCTATGTATATTGGATCTTTTGTTTTTATATAATCTCATTATTACTCTTTGTCTAGATTAGATAAAAACTCTCGCAATTTAGTAGAATCGCCTTCTGTTTTAGCTTGAGGTATTCTAGTACCTTTACTAGGATCAACGGCTGTTGTTTCTGGTTGGTCTGGTGATGTTTTCTTTAATGTATTATATACTTGACCTACTCGTTTATCATATTTTTGAGCGTCTTCATCTTCAATTAAATCTCTAATTCTTAATGAATCTATATCAAATTCTAAATCTATTTTACTACCAATACCACTAGATGATCTAGTTTTCATTAATTGTATTTGATATCTTCCACGTTCTCTCATTGCTCTACTAGTGAATATACCAAATACATTATCAGCAGTTTGTATTTTACTAATACCGCCTGCTATATGTGAGTGATCAAATTCTATTTCTTCAACCGAACCTCTGTTCAATTGTGATGCAGTTACAAATATAATTCCTAATTCCATTGATAAATTTCTTAATTCTTCTGATACAAACTTATCTTTAACAAATAAATCACTTGGAGATACTTTTTTAGATATAGGCATCATTAAATCTAAATAATCAACTAGCAATACATCTACTTTGCTTTGTGTTTTAATTTCATATTCCTTAATAAATGATCTAATATCGTTTGCATTTTTACCACTTGGCAAATATTTAATTTGGAATTTACCAGCTTTCTTGCCAAGTATTTTTACTTTCATTTCAACACCTTCTAATTCTTTAAAAATTTTCTTTGTTGGAATGTCAGTAAGCATACTATCTATTCTCATTGATATTAATTCTTCACTTAATTCAAAGCTAATATATAAAATATTCAATCCTGCTAATGTCCAGTTACAACCTAAATTTGTAAGAAATAAAGATTTACCTGCACCTGATCCTCCTGCAAATATATTAAGTTCTCCTTTATTAAATCCGCCAAATAGTTTTCTATCTAATGTTGACCAGCCTGTACTAACTTGACCAGCCTGATTTTTTAATTTCATTAATCTTTCTTTTGGATCTTTAAAATAATCTGTACCTAAATCTTTGTGTAGTCCTATTTGGACTGCCTTTTTAACCAAGTCTTCAACTGGACCATAGTCACCTTTTTCTAACATATCTGCAGATTTTAATATAGCTCTTTCAAGACTTTTATGTCTAACAAATGTTTCAAAGTCTCCTAGTAACCAATCATAATGAGATTCATGAAGTCCTTCAGGTACTTTTAAATCTGTTTTACAATTTGCATTAATCATATCTGGTGTTGGTAATGCATTATGTTCAGCAACATATTTGTTAAGATAATCTGCCGCACTTTGTAATTTTCTATCAAATAAAGACTGATCAAATATAGATTGACATCTAACAAATGCTTCTGCATTTCCTAGCATCATTTCTAGATAAACTTTTTGAATATCGTATCCGTATTCTTTATTTTGTCTTGATTTTTCCATTATCCTTATTGTACCATACATCGGGATCAAAGTCAAGGTGTTTTGGATACCTTGTTAGAACAGAACCAATACAAGAGCCTGGATCACCCGGATTTGGTGGAATCCAAATGTCATCCCATATATGTTGTAATTTACTAATAGCAGTTTTGTTTAATGCACAACCACCTACAAAAACTACATTATCAGCTTTAATATTTGTTTGGCACCATCCACTAATACTAACTAAAGTCAATTCAAAAATATGTTGAGTAGTTGCGGCTATATTGGCTAAATCTTCTTCTGACGTTAGTTCAGGTCTCCACCAATTAGCTCCCCGATGTAAATTTTCTCTTAATCTAAAAGGCATTCTAGTATCAACTAATTCTTCCATAAATTTTCTATAGTGAACTCTCCAGTTACCTTTTTTAGCAAGTTGTTCTGTTTTATATTCTTCTGCGTTTGGTTTAAATCCTACTCGTTGAGTCATTGCACTATAAAATAATCCAACACTATGAGGATATCTTTGTGAGTATACTTGTTTTAAATGATGTCTTTTACCATGCCATATAGTAAATGTTTGAAATTCTCCTATACTATCTAGTACAACTATTGCGGCATTTCTTTCAATAAAAGGTGCTGTAAAATATCCGTAAGCCGCATGACTGTGATGATGTTTTGCATATTCGATTGGAACTTTATGAATACCTGCTTTAGCTAGATATTTCTTAATATTATTTTCTTGAAATAATAATCCTTGACCTGCCCATAACTGTCGTAAACTTTTTAAAAAAGGTTTTTCATACCAAATAATTTTTGCCGGGAAAGCCCATCTAGGATTTGATCTAACATAAGCTAACATCTTGCCACTTAAACTTGGATCACCTGGTTTACCACTAAAGTCTCTAGACAGTCCTGCCCAAAGCAGTTTAAGTTTATAATGATCCGTTAAACCATTCGGACTCCACTTCATCACGGATAAACTTGCATCGTGACTATTACCTGTTATTCCCCATATTATCATATCTTATTTGTATATAAATGGATCTCTTTTCTGTAGTTCTTTAACTTTCTTCTTGTACTTTCTGTGTTCTAGAAATTTAGTTATAGGAGAAAATAAGAACGAAAAGAACTTTTTTATATAAACCATTTTTTCATCCTTAACTTTATCTTCAATTGTGATTCCTGTGCGTTTTTTATGATTGCATACAAAGTATGTAGTCGTCCGTATTTACCAACGGCGTCAGAAATATCTTTAATATCATGATCCCAATCAGGCATACTCACGCTCCATCCCAAGTTCAGAGCATCATGAACTAACTTTTCTCCAGCTTCATCTCTGTCAGGTACCACTATCACGTGCTTACCTAAACTGTTTAATAAAACTCCTTGTTGGTCTTTAATTTCACTTCCTAATAGTGCTACACTATCTATAGTAATTGCATCTATAGGTCCTTCTACTGCAATTACATATTTTCTATCATCATCTTGTCCATCTATGTTAAAAACGTAGCCTGGTTGTTGTTCAGATAGGTATTTTACTTTATCTGAGTGAGTAACTCTTCTAGCAGTATACCCTACTATACGTGATTGATAATAAAAAGGAATAATTAACCTATCTCTGTAGCCACTATTATTAGACCAATAAAATTCATAATCATCTAACTTTAAACTTCTTTTGTCTACATATTCTAAAACTTTATAAAAATATTTGTCCTGTTCTGTCCATTCGTGTAATGGTTTTGCTCCTTCCGGAAGCTCTTTATTTTTAAATTTTGGTAATTGTGTTATTGCTTGATATCCTACTGTATCTGTTTTGATTTGTAGAACTGCTAATGCTAATTTAGTAATTTGTTCATCTGGCATATTAAGCCATCTCATGAACCTTTTCATTTTATATGATAAGTTTCTACCAATTCTCCAACTTGCTGTAAAACCACAGTTAAAACAATGGAAACTTACACCTTCATCAACGGTACCAATTAGACCTCCTCGTTGTCTAGTATCCGCAGTTGTGCCCATATGTTGACAACAAGGTGCGTTAAAAGATAGCCAACCGCTAGGTGTTTGTTTTCTTTTTTGGGGTAAGTGAATTAATAATGCGTCATATACGATATTCATATATGCATTATAAAATAATTTTAATGAAAAGTCAATTAGTTTCGAACTAATATTTTGTCTATAGTACCAGCAGTTATTTGGTGTCTGAATCTTAAGTGTTGATATACGCCATTGAAATTAACATATTGAAGTGTGTCACCAGAAGTTAAATTGGTTGTGCTTATATCTGCCCAATTTGTACCTGCACCTATCTGAGCATCTAAAGTACCTTGTACTGTTAATGTACCAACTGCATCTGTAGTATAATATGCCGCAGTATGTAAAGCTATATTTCCGTTTAATGCCGGATCGGCTGTAATTGTTTCTGAATTATATATTGTATTGTCTGCTGTATCTTGAATAAATGTTTTAACTTCATGCGATACTTTAGGTCCAGGAAAGTTGCTAGTATTAAGATATATTGTTCCTTGACTTCCGAAGTGTGAATTAGGATAAGTTAAAACGTTCTTAGCATCATTTGTATGATACAAATAAACACTATAACTCATATATTGTTGTTTAAGATTTAGTAAATCGTTTTCAGTTAATGTTATAGTAAATTGTCCTACTTTGCTTGGAGTAGATGTTTCTATAATAGTTCCATCTTTTTCAGCAACTAATGTATTGTTTTCATCCCACATTTTAAACTTAGGTGTGTATGTATTAAGGATACTCACAGCTTTTTCGTCAGCATTTTTAACTTCAAACTGAAGAACATTGTCTATATTTCTGTAAACATTTATATTTCTTTGATACACGGATCTATACCTCGTAACTTGCCCTGCCAAATTCGCAGTAAGCACTATTCTATTATTTAATAAATATCTTCGTATAAGTTGCATAATACACCATCAATTAGTAACAATATAACGTATTTATTAGAAAAAAGAATGCTAAAAGAAGACATAGAGAAAGATTTTCCCTTCATAAGTGTAGTAGAGTATGGAGGTAAGGAATATGTGGGTGTAATCAACAATCAAGACCACGCAATCACTAGTATGTACATCTATCAGGACTTAAAGGGCGATAGTCAGAAAGCTGATTTTGTAGCCTTGTGTAAAACCTGGTGGTGGGAGTCTAATAGAATGATCCCTATTGGAATATTTTTAAGAAAAGAAATGCAAAATTATAGGGAAATTTTAATGATAATGAATACTAAAGATGTTACAGTAAAAATGGGTCACGTCACAAATTTAAACAATCTTGCTGTAAAAAGAACAAAAAGAAGATCAGTTCAACTAGTTAGAAAACCTAAAGAAGTAATCAAAAAAATCAATCAGTGATGTATAACTGGACCGAGGAGACAAGAAAGGTGTGGTATGCTATAAGTGGTAGAACTGTCTGGTGGCATGAACGATGCACAGATACAGGTGCAAATCTTCCAATATATCGTGAACCCTATTGGGTAGAAACAATGGAAAATAAAGGTTGTCCTAATTGCGATTTAAGACTAGAAGATGAGGATTTGTTTTCTGGAAAAGCAATAAAAGACTGGCAATCTCATTTATTTAGATTTAATAATATTTTAAATGGGCCACGTTACTCTAAAGAACAAAAGTTAAAATTAAAATAAAGATAAAAATAAAAACAAAAAAGTATACTACTGCTTTTTGTAATGGTGCGTGTGTTAACCATTTCATATATTATTCCTCTTTAGCTTCTTCTTTATGAATTTTACTATGTTCAGGTGCATCATAGTAAGGAAATATTGTCGTATGTCCTTCATTAACTTGCTTTGCCCATTTAATTTTATTCCAACCTCTTTCGTGTAGGTAATATAAAAACATTTTCGTTACAACTTCTATACCTGCAATAGCACCTGCTAAAGTTGCCGCACCTGTAATAATCCAACTTATTAAAAACGTATCTGAAGTTGCTATAATTCTCCATGTAAGAGTTTTAGCTAAACTTCTTTTTTTATGACTTTTTGACATTATTTCCTTTTAATTGTTCGCATAAAAGATTCATATGTACAATTACTGCCATTGCATATGAAGTTGCGTGGGATTTTTTAAAAAAGTAACTTCCATCAGTTGGTTTAATCCAAACATTTTTTAATATTTCATCCCAAGTTTTTTTAAGTAAATATCTTTTAGCTGGTCTAATTATTGCCAATACAGCCGCTAATTGTTCTATGTTTACTGGTTTAAGTTTTTTTAATATTTCTACGTGTCCATTAATATGAAAAATTTGATCTACAAATTCTTTTGCTTCTAATAATTCCCATAATGGTTCAGTGTTTATTAATTTATTAAGATGTTTTTCATCTTTAATATCTTTATAAATGCTAACGTTCAAACAATCTATTTTAAAATATCCTCTTTGTTCTGCGTTTTCATAATCAAGTGTACAAAGATTGTTTACTGGATCGTGAGGTACTTCTGTAAAGTAAACTCCAGTATTATGTTTCTTCCCAGAATCTAATTTAGCAATTCTGTGTTTAATTTTATCTAGTAAAATTGATCTATCTGCAAAGTCTATATCTATATCTGGCATCTAACAATAATATTCCTTTGATTTGGATTTAATACAATTTTAGGATCCTTTGGATACAACATTGAACAACCACATTTACTTTCATCAGTTATTTCAATAGCAATATCTCTACTTTGCCATCTTCTTGCAATGTTCATATACAATAAATCTGAAATGTCTTCGCAAGTTTTTCCTTCTACAGTTATTTGTCCTGACTCAAATAAATTAATAACGTATTTTTGTACTTCAAGAAAATCCACATCTTTATTTTTAAACGTTTCTATTTTTATTTCTATATCTTTCATATTTTCCAAGGTCCTCTGCTACTGCTACCTCTACCTAGTCCTTTAAAAGGATTAGGTTTTTCTTTTTTAGGTTTTTGTTTTTTCTTTTTAATAAGTGTCTTTGTTTCTTTCCATAAATTTTGATCAGTATAATATTCTTTTATACGATATTTTCCTTTAATATATGTTTTAGTAGTATGTGTTGTCATTATAAATTTGCCTCCTTGGTAATATTTTTTACTATTTCTACATCTGCTGGCACTCTTTGAAATCTTACTGCCCAATGTCTAGGATCCATTATACGACTTATAATTTGCAATTGTTCATCATTAAATTTACTCAACATTTCTTTACCTGTTTTACAATTTAATACTAGCCATGGTGAAATTTTTCCATCTCTAATATCTTGTGTAGCTCTATTCAAACTTGCATACTTAAAGTAATCGTGCCATGGTGCTTCTTTTTCTTCTGCCCAATCCATCATAGATTTAATAGAACGTTCTACTGCTGTTTCCATTGTTTCTTTTAAAATTAAATTTATAGAATACTTTTCATATAATTCTTCTCTACACCAATGATCTAATTTTACTCCACTAGTAACAACATAATCAATATATTTGTGTGGATATAAAGGTTTAACATTACTCAAAAAACTTCCAAACTTAACAAATGCTGTATAGTATGGACTCTTACAAAATTCTTCGTATGTTTTTTCTTTTTCCATTTTTTGACACAATTGATAAAATCTAATAAAAGTTTGATATCCTAATTGAACTCTCCTTTCATCCTTTTGTAAAAATCTTCTTTTTTGTTCGCACATATGGACAGCTAAAGTTTTTTCTCTAGTAAACTTTGCGTTACAATGTTTACAAGAATGCAACTTTTCTATCATAGTACTTTTTTAACCTCTTCTTTTGACATACCAAAGTCTTGTGCTAATGTTTTTAATTCACTAGCAGAATTTATTGTTGCCAATAATGTTATTTCATCTTCTTTTTTAGTAGGATATAAATTTTTTAAAAACTTAACTGCCTTTGATTTACTACCATATTCTTTATGTTTATATCCTATCCATGGATGAAATGTTATTTTTTTCTTTTCACTTGCAGTCATACATAACAAATACCATAATAATTTTTTATGTCTAGATAAAGTAAAAAAGTTTTTATTATAATATTCATTTGTTTTTAGAATAGTTAATTCTTTATCTTCTTTCTTACCTACTACTGAACTTGCATATCTATTCAATATATAAAAGCCTACTTGCTTTTGTTCATCATCAGAAAATTCATTCCAAATGTTTTTGGCATTCATATCTATAGCCGCAAGGATATCCTTCAACGGCAATTTATTCTTCACTGTGGCCATATAACTCCAATAACATTATATACTTTTCCCAGGCTTTTTGCAATCCCCTATGTTTCCAACATAGCTTAACTGCCTCTGGTGTAATGTAATGATGACGTCTTTTGAACTCTTCTTCTATGTATGCTTTCTCACTTTTGGATACCATTTGTCTTTCGGCAGTATAATTTCCTACTTCTCGTTGATATACAGTTTCTCCTCCATCTGGTGATTCGTAAATATATTCTATTCCTAATTTTTTGGCTATTACTTCTTTTTTTGTAAGTTTTCTAGATTTTTTCATAATGCAATCCAAATAATGTTGCGTGTCTAGGATCATGAAAAGTAATTTTAATATGACCTTCGTCCATTGTTTTTATATTTTTTAAAGACAATTTTTTCTTCTTAATTATATCTAAAAGTTCTGGTATGTAATCTTGTGTTAACCAAACGTCTGTTAATTTCTTACTTTTTCCTGTTGGTATTCTTAACACAGGTGCTTTAATTATAAGTCCGTTTTTAAGAGTTCTTTTTATTTTTTTTAGGTTTTCTCTTTTTCTTTTTGACATTTTTTTTGTTGTTCCAGTTAATAGCATTGTATCCTTTCCTATATGCATCATCCGATGGACGACTTTGTCCGTCCCACGCCTTACCTTTTTCGTATTGAACATCCATGTTCATACCTTTACCTTGAGGTTCTTGTTTACTATGTCTACCCATTATAATAACAATCCATATTCAATAGTTTCACATTGTCTTGATATATCTTTAACAAAAAATGCACACAAAGGTTCTTTACCTGTTGTAATAGGCGTAGATATTAATTGATTATTTTTTACTTTAGGGAAATACCATTTAATATCATTATAAAAATTTAATACTTTAACTTCCATAAATTCTGCTTTAAATCCATTTAAAGGATTAAACAAAAATGCTTGAAAACCTCTATCCGTAATACTAGTTAAAGGAACAACTTCTACAGAAGTACTATCTTCTTTATCGCCTACACCTATACTCCAATCTAAAGGCATTATTAATTCATTTCCTCCGATGTCTAAAACAACAGCAGGACTACTAAAACTTTCTATATAAATTAAAGGAATAAAAAAGAAATCGGGTTCCTTAGGATTGCTATTATCTAAAACCGAAAAACACATATCATCTGATACGTGTTCTGGTAATTTATTCAGTAAAAAAGTTTCGTTTTCTAATGTTAATATTCTCATTTCTTTCTTTCTGTGCTAATTCCATTGTACTTTTTCTACAGTAAATGGATAGTTAGCTTCTTTATAAAATTTCTTTCTTCGTGTAAGATGCCTTTTAGCAAACTTACAAGTAGATGTTATGTCCCATATTTGAACAAAGTCTTTATCTTTTGCCTTTCTTATGCCACGACCTATTGACTGTATTACCCTTATAAATGATTTACCTGCCTCTATTAATACTAAATTAAATATTCTAGGAATATTAATTCCAATAGATGCAACGCCATATGTTGCAATTATTATTTTATTATCTGAACTAGAAATTTCATCGTATTGTTCTTTTCTTTCTTGTAATTTTGTTTCGCCTTTAATAAAAACACTATTAGGAATTAATTCTTTTAATTTCTCTCCTGCCTTTAATCTGTCTACTAATATTAGTGTATTGCCTGTATCTTTTATTTTGCCTATTAATTTTGCTATGTATGTTAATCTATCTTTTGTTGTAACCAAATAACTTAATTCTTCTTGATATGTTCTATGTACTAAAGTGTCTACTAGTTGTACTATATTAACGTGACACTTAGATAAGATACCTTTATCTTGTAATTCTTTTGCAGATATTTGATTAATAACAGGACCTATAGCAACTAATAAACTTTGAAATTCAAATTGTTCTTTTGGTATTGTTCCTGTTAATCCCCATCTTACTGGAGAATTTTTTAAATGATGTGTTAGTAATTTTTTTAAAACATCTGCTTTTGCTTGGTGTACTTCATCTATTATTAATGTTTGTACACCACTTAAAAATTCAGTTAAGGATAATGTAGATTGTCCAGCTTTTGCTTTTTTATCTAAAACATTTAAAGATTGCCAAGTACAAATAGTATGAGTTTTGTTTAATTCTTTACGGTCACCAAAGTACACACCAACATCAAGACCTACATTAACATAATCTTCTTCTGTTTGTGTAACTAAACTTTTATTAGGTACTATTACAACAGTTCTTCCAAGTCTTTCACATAAGCTAGATAAACAAGCAGTAACAATTGTTTTACCTGCACCTGTGGCAACTTCTTGTAATGATTGAGGTTGTTTTATAAAATTATTAACAACATCTACTTGATAATCACGAAGTACAATTTTTTGTCCTTCACAAATATGACCTTTGGGCCACGTTTTATTTCCAAAATAATTTTTATCTATAGGTAGGAATTTTAAATCATATTTCTTTCTGTTATCTTCTATAGAACCTACTTCAACGCCTTGCTTATTAAGTAATTCTAAAATTTTATCTAAATGATTAACAAAACCGCTACCACCTAAACCAAAGAAACCTATCTTACCATCCCATCTTCCTAATTTATATTGAGGCAAGTATCTTGCATAAGGGACTTCCCATTTTAAATTATTTGCTATTTTTCTTCGTACATCGACAGGTAGCCCTTCAATTTTTATATTGACTTCGTCGTTGATTACTATTTTACAACTCATATATTTTCCATAACAAAATATGGATTCCAAGGGCTATGTTCTTCAGTAGCATATTGAACAACTAAATCAAATTCTTCTTCAAAAGAATTTACTTTGCTGTAATTCCTTGTAGTATCAAGACATAATACGCCTTCCGGTTCCCAATTAAATCTTAATAAAGGTTTTGGAATCTTCTTATTATTAATGTACACTATTTTTGTATTATTTGCAAGTTTATTATTAAGTCCATTTTCACGAACATATTCGTTAAACTTGATGCCAGATTCCATGTTTTCTAATCTAAACAATACCGAAATGTCTTTATTGTCTACATAGTTTTTAAAAATTTTATGTGATGCTTCCAAAGATTCAGCAGGATCTTTTTTTGGAAATACTGGTAATACTACCAATAAAGGAATTCTTTTTAAATCAAACATTGTTTTTATTACTTGTTTTAATTCCCATTTTTTCTTTTCAACAACAACTACAGATGCTTTACGTTTAACAAGCCTTTTAGTAAACTCATCTTGATCGGCTAATGAGTGTTCTAAATGTAGTCCACTAAAATATTTTAATCCCAAATATTCACTTCTATCTTTAAATAAAAATAAGTTACTAGGACTTGGTTGCCCAAACTTATTTACATAGTGTTCAGACGTTTTTGGTAAACAATTTTTAATTTTGAAATCATAAATTCCTGGTAGAAATTCTTGTTTATTATTATAAAAGTATTCACACTTTTCATGAATCTCTAATAATGTTGGATCTATATCTGCTATTTTGCCTTTAAACTTATCTACTACTTTATGAGCTAAACGTTCATTATAAGGAAGAATATATTTGTTTTTATCCTTTTGTTTATGAGTTCTATAAAAAGGAAAACATTTTCTAACTTCCCCCATAAGTTTACTATACATAACATTAAAAGGAAATCTTATTACAAGAACTTTATGGTTTGGTTGATATGCATAATAACTAAAAGGATCGTAAACAAATTCTTTATAATTTCCAATTTTAATATAAGAACTTCTATCTATTTGTCTTAGTGGTTTACGTAATATATTTGATGATGCATGGATATCAATATCTCTATTTTTAAATTGTGTAGAGTAGTTAGTTCTAAGGACTCTTTTTACAGTTGCGTACTGTCTATCAGTTAAAGCAGTACCTCTATAAACTTTTTTGGCAATGTCGGTTAATATTTTTCTATCTTTATCTAGTATAATAAATGGCGGATTAACTGGCTTATCACTCAAGCCTACCATCATTTCCAAACAAGCTTCTATTGAGATTTTTTGCATACCTTATATTATACTTTGGTATTATCAAAAAGTCAATCTAGAAAATGGTAATCCTTCCGCTATTTCTTCTGTAGTCCACTCTGTATATGCATAATCTTGGAGCCATTGTTGCCTGTCGGGCATTTTTGGGTCTTCTATGTGGGAGAAATCAGTATTTCCTACGTCATATGCAAGACTGTCTTTACCTACAAATGCAGGTATTCCATTAAGAACTGCTGTAATACCTGGGTTACTACTTTCACTAACTACTGCCCAACAATTTGTTAGATCAAAGTCGAAGTCATCATAACTGTCTTTAATTTGTTTAGGTACTTGCATTCCTACTTGACTTTCGTGTTTTAAATTTAATTGTACAGGACATCTAGGATGAGTTCTTATTATTATTTTTCTTTTTGAATGTTCTCTAATTTTATCAATGGTTTCATGCAAATACTGATTTAATGGTGGCATATCTTTCCATTGTTCACTTTTGTCATGTTGAGAACATATTAATATATGATCACCTGCAGTCCTCCAGGGACTATATTTTAAATTAAATTTATTTGCTCTGTCAGGACCATTACCCATTTGACCAAAGTCGGCTTTTCGATTTATTCCATTAATGCCAACTTTCCAAGTAATATTTCTTTTAATATTTCCTACTTCTATTACTAATACTTTTTTATTTTGTCGATGAAATTCTTGCCATATTCTTTTATTAGGTTCCATTCTTCCGTGCCATAGTAATGACCATATAACAGCCACATCGGCATCTAAAGAGTTTACAACTACTTCATGTTCTAATTTTAATAAACCTTTTATTACTGCATTAAAAACTGGAACACTATTTAAAGAACCAAAATCTGTAAACACACTAAATTTCATATATTTTTCCAATATTCTTCATTACGACCTATCATTAAATCTGTTTTTAGGCTAGTTCCTTTTTGTTTTCGAGAATCTCCTTTTAAATGATCTAGCCAGGTACCTAGTACGCAGTTGATGAAAGGATGCCCGCCTCCGCCCGTCTTTGCGGTCCTATTGTATATGTTTTCGCTATAATCTAGTACATCTGCATCTTGCAGTCTTGCACTTTTTAATAACTGTCCAAACACATATGAGTCGTGCCATTCAGATAATAAAAATATACCTTTTTCGGCATCTTCATATACACGTTCAAAATCTTTTAAAAACTTTTTACAAGAAGGATGTTTTAAATTCATTCCATAAAATCCACACTCGGGCCATGTTTGAGCTCCTCTTCCTCTTCCAACAAATGTTAACCATCTTGTATCAGGAAATAATTTTGTAAAGTCTTGAAGTGGCCATTGACTATGTACAACAACATCAGCGTCCATCCATATTAACCAATCTGTGTTTTCATCTTCTGCACTATGTAATACAGAATAAACTTTATTTGCAAATCTTATTGCGTCCCATTTAAATTTTTTATGATGATCTCGTGGACGCTTTTCAGGAAAAGGACATATACCATTTGCTTTAGGAACATCTTTCCATTTATTTTTAAAAGCTGTTAGTTTAGTAATAACGTTACTATTATGAATTGTAGTTCTTTCATCTCCTTGTGGATTACAATTTTCTGCAAATACTTCTAGTCGTATACTTTTATCTACATTTTTATTAAAAGAATCTATAAATCTTTGCCCATACAAATCCATTCCTTTTTGATGAAAGGTAGTTACTACTTTGTAGTTTTTCATTTAACCCACTTTCTCAAATGTTTCCAAGCAGTACCATCTTTTAATTCATCTAACGTCCAATGTACTTGCGCCATTTGTCGAACCCATAATTCTCTATCAAAATCTCTAGGTTTTTCTATTTCTGCAAATGAATGATGTGTTACTGGAGCCGATTGAGCTCGTTCAGGATCAGTTATAAAAGTAGGTATTCCTTCAATTACACTAGATACAGTAGGACTTGAATTATGTCCAACAACTGCATATGCTCCTGCATACTCATCTCTAATATCTTTTGACCAACTAACTTCTACTCCTTGGAATTGTACGTTTCGTGCTTTTATCCATTCTCTAATCATTGCTTGGTGTTTTGCTGTATTTTTATCACCTGGGTGGAATCTAATCTTAACACGTCTATCAGTATACGTTCTAATTTTAGTCATAACGTCTCTTAACCAATTCATAACAGGCATACCTTCCATACTCCATCCACCATCTCTCTGACAACAAATTAATATAAAGCCATCTCTACTTGTAGTTCTCCAAGGTTTAAGGTCTACATTAAGATTCTTTTTAATTATTTCCCATCTATTAGGGTCTGGTTCTTTATTACAATATTCTGCTGTATTAGGAAATATTCCGTCAAAGCCATATCTTAAATATGTTTTTTCTTGTTTAGGATCTGCCCATAAAAATAAACTACTGTCAACAATTAAACATCTTTTTCCTTTTTTAATTTGATTTTCATGAACATTTTTTCTTAAAAGTAAATGACGTGTTTGTTTTGAATTTTTATGTACATAGCCTTGAATAACAGATACATCTGCATCTATAATTGACCAACCATTAGAAACTAATCCTTGATCTCCACTTGCGTTAACACCTTCTATAAAATTTTTTATAATTAAAGGCTTTTGTGGACTTTTGTTTCCTGGTGGAATAACTTTCATATATGCAACTACTCTTTTCATTATTCTAACTCCATTTCTTGTAAAATTCTTAATGCATTGCCGTTTGATAATTCTCCAGAAGTATATTGACAGTACGCTAACCATTTTTGCCATTTCCAAATTTCTTCTTCATCTGAATACTTTGGATTTTCAATATTTGCTAGGTCATGATTGCTAACTGGATCAGCGGCTGTAGGTGCTCCTGTAAATGCTGGAACTCCTGCAATTATTCCTTCTATTGCTCCTATAGATTGATATGTTACTAAAGCATAAATGTTGTCATTTTTTATTTGAGAAAATATATGACCTACTCCAACTCTTTTACGTCTTTCTACTTTATCTCTAACAATAATTTCTCTATCAGTATATTTTTTTAAAGTTGCAATAGTGTCTTCTACCCATGTATCTCTATCTACATTATAAAATCTACAAGGTTTAGGACTAGGTGTTACAAGTAATATTGCTCCACCATCTTTTCTCCAACCTTTCCATTTAAGTTCTGGAAAAGATTGTTGTAGTGATACTAACCTATTAGCAGGAACATCTACAAGTTTTTGATGTTGTACATTGTTACGAATTACTCTATGCCATTCTTTTCTTTTTTGATTATTACCTATGTATCCTGTATCAACATAATAAAAAGGTCTTTTAGTTCTCCAACACTCGTGAATAATTTTATGATTTGTCATTCCTCTAACAGATATAGAATTAGTCGTAGGTGTTAATTTAATATTATCCCAATGGTCATATTCACTAGGATCTGGATGACCTGTCACTTGTTTGATTCCTGCCATCCAATTTTTTAGGATTGCATCATCATGATCTACAGCATACCATTTATTCATATTATTTGTTCATATTCCTTTTAGTGGCTTCGTCAAAATATTGTTGCCATTCATTTGCATAATCAGATTGCAAATAATCTACATACCAAGGTCCGCCTTCAGTATAATGTACATTTTTAACATTATCTTTTCGTGGATATTCTCCAGCTAACCAATTCCATTCTAAAGGCAAATCACCTATTAGATTTTCATCTGCTAACCATTTAAATTGGTGTAATTGTAATCCTGTAGCAGTATTAACATAGTCAGGTGTTAGTGCTGTACACTTATCACAATTCATTAACATAAAACTTGACCAATTTTTCTTTTCGTATTTTGTTTGTACTTGTCCTAAAAATTTCTTATCAGCTCTTGGTATATAATCGTGTTTGCATACTTGTACAGCATATCTTTCATCTCTTAATCTCCATAGCTCTGCCACATCTGCTAACATTAATTGATCACAATCCATAAACAAAGCCCACCCTTTATAATTCATTAAGTGAGGAACAATAAATCTACTAAAACTAAATTCTGTAGATTCTATATTACTTCGTTCTCTAGTAAAATTATCTTTTATATTTTGTAAGTTAACTGGAGTAATAGCAACAGGTCTAGTACTATTTTTTAATATACTATACGATAGTATATTGAACGCTACTGTTTCTTTGCTATCATATCCTATAAAAATGTTAATCATTTGTTCTGTCTATATCTTCATTAACCCGTTGACCGGCGTTTGCTCTTTCTATATCATCATGATCAAATTGTGCCCAATATAATTCAAAAGCAACACCATCTTGTAATCCTATAAATTGATGATATTCTCCAGGTTTAATTCTTGTCCAATCTCCTGCTTTAAGTATTGTTTCATCTATTAATCCTTGGTCAGTTTTCCAAACTTTTACCATTAACTTACCTGAAACAACATAGAAGCCATTCCATTTATATTTGTGTTTATGTTTAGAGCATTGTACATTTTTCTTAAAATCTATTCTATGGAATTCTAATACACCATTTGCGTGTATTAATTCTGTTTGTCCCCAAATTTTTCCTTGCTTCATAAATCAAATCCCTCCTCGCTTAAAAATTTTTGTACTGTCCATTTAGGTTCCCATCCTAAAGATTTTATTTTAGTAAGGTCAGCTAAAGTTTCTTCACGTTCTCCCAATGTTATTTCTTTTACAGGTAAATTAGGTGCTATATCTCTTATTCTAATATTTTGTCCAGTGCCTATATCAAGAGGTCCTTTAAAAAATGGATTGTCTATAATACATAATATTGCACTACACAAATCTTCTACATGAATAAAATCTCTTTTATGATTGGTAACATATTCTAATTTTCCATTTAATAATTTGTCAAAGAACATATTAAATCTAGGTGTTTTAGAATAAACTGTATGAAATCTCATACATACTGAATTAGGATGAGGTATGTATTCAATTACATTTTTTGTAGCGGCATATGGATTTAAATGTGGTTCATATTGTGAACTTGAACCTGCATATAACACTCTTGTTTTTTGATAATGTTCTAAAATTTTTCTAGTTCCTTCTACGTTCATATCCCAGTATTTTTTAGGATCAGACATTGATTCACGTACTCCTCCTATAGCGGCTAAATGAATTACTAAATCTACTTCTGGTAATTCTGCCGTAAATATATTTTTTCCGTCTTTAATGTCTATACCAAAAATTTTATGATTTTTTTCTTCCAATCTTTTAGAAAGTTCTGAACCTATAAAACCTTTATTACCTGTTATTAATATTTTCATTGGACTACCAATATTTATTAACCAATTTTATAATGATGTAGTTGATTTGATGTTTTGTACTCTAGTGTAGTATGGATATACAACTTTAATCCATGGAAAAAGTTGTTTGCAAGTTATGGCATCATTTGGCCACCAACCAATTTCATCTTGTGCTTTAATTATTTCTTTTGCGGCCCAAGGTTTTATAATAAATGTACTATTGCCCGCCATTCCTTGTGGTATTTCTTTCTTCATTACCCAAGGTGCATCGTGTACTCCTTCTCCTAAATTTTTTAATGTCTCATGGAAAAGTTCTGCTTTTGGTGTAGCTTTTGCAGGATCATTTAATCCTAAACAACCTCCTTCAAAATCAAAGGGTGTAAATTTTCTAGTAAAGTATGCATCGTGTTCACAAACTATTATTGGTTCATTTAATTCAACACATTTTTTCCATAAGTTATAATGACTTCCTGCCGCGGCAATTCTTTTATTCATATCATATGTTTTGTACGGCTTTAATAATAATTTTGTTTTTTCACAAATTTTCTTTTTGTGCCAGGGCCATGTCCAATCAATTTTCCACATTGTTGCAGGAGTAACAGCAGGATAAACAATAGGTTCTAAATCAGAATTTGTTTCTTTTATTGATTTAATAACATTATTGCTGTAGGCAATACTACTTTCATTATCTAAAATTGTTATTATAAATGCTTTCATTTTGTAATTTTATAAATGTAACTATCTAATAGTTTACATCTTTTTCTATGATCAAATTTTTCAATTTTATATCCTTTAAGAGTATTAATAAACATTGTCCATTTCCCTTTTGTAAATTCATTTTTACGATATTTTTGAGCCCAAGCTATTTGTTTTTTAAAATCAAATCCTAAATTTTTAAGATCTGGTTTAGTCATTTGATCTATAGGCCAAATATCTTCTATGTAATATATGCCATTTGGTTTTAAAAAAGGAGCAATGCTTTTAAATGTTAATGCATTTGCTTCGGGAGTATGTCTACCATCATCTATTACAATATCAAATTCAGTTTTCCATTGTGCAACTTGATTGTGTACATCTGGGTGAGTGCTGTCTATTTTTAAATATTGTACTCTGTTGTCTTTAAGAGATTTAATACGAGATTCATGCATTCTTGTAAAAATATCTATAGCATAAATTTTAGCATTAGGAAAATAATCTAACCAAACAGCTATACTTCGTCCTTGATCTACACCTATTTCTAATATATTAATTGGTTCATTTCTTAATTTTTTAAAGTCAGCTTCATAAATTTCATCATATTTTAGGTCTATACCTTTAAGGCATTTATGTTTTAAAAACAATTCATTTAAAGTAGACATTTGTAATTTGTCTAATTGTTTTTGCCATTCCGCCGCATCTTTGTTTGACATTATCATTATTTTTGTCCTATGAATGTATGATCTGACCAAATATTTCGTCTACTTTCAAATCTATAACTTTTTTTATCACAAACAGCATCATTTGTTATCCAAGATTCAATAAATTTAATATTACATTCCTGAGCTATTGATTCAAAACTGTTAGCCATGAAACGCCAACAATCTATATCATCATGATTTGGTCCTGTGCTTGGTGCTATTATTATCATATATCTATTTGGTTTTATAATTCTTTTTATTTCAGTCATCATTTTAAAAGGGTTCCTTACGTGTTCTAATGTTTGCCCAGATACTACTAAATCTATTGAATTATCTGCAAATGGTAATTTGTATTGTTCTGGCATAATGTGAGTAACACCAGGACCTTCATTGATGTCAGCAACGTAATAATGTTTGTATACGTCTTTAAAAACTTTTTGATAAGATCTAACAGGTATTTGTTTTGTTCCTCTACCACCTACATCTACTATTGTTATATTATTTCCTAGATCAGGTATTTTTGTTTTTGCTAAACGCATATTTTCCATTGACGTAGGGTGCATTATATCTTTACCTCAAATTGATCTAAATGAAAATTATTAAATTCATAACCTGTATCAGCAATAAACTTATCTACGGCTTTTTTTACATTTGGTTTTTTATCTCCATAATCATCACCAAATAAAGTTCCTCCTGGCTTAATAAATTTTACAGCATTAATTAAATCATAATAACAACCTTCAAAGCTATGACTAGCGTCTACATATATCCAATCTAATTTTTCTTTAAAACTTTCAAACCATTCTTTAGTTGACATACGATAAATTGTTACAGGACTATTTTTAAATCTTTCAACAACACTATTATAAATTTTGTCATAGTATTTTTGAAAATCTTCTGGATTATTAGACTTTACAAGTATAGAATATCTATCAAGATAGGCTTGGTAATTACCAAATTCATCAGAGTTTTCATATGGTATAGTACTCCAACTATCTACTAAATGTATGTGTTTTGCATTGTTTAGAAATTTTACAGAACTATCTCCTCGCCATACACCTAATTCTGCACCAATGCTATCTTTAGGAATTCTTATCCAGGTTTTATCTGTACCTGGATTTTTACCGAACATCATTATTTTTTCTCCGCTATAGCGTAAAAAGAATAATTTAAATCGTATCCATCAGTTACACATATGTTATGAAAAGGTCTTGCTTTGAAATAGTCTCTTAAATATTTAGGATCTAGTATATGAATATGTTTTCTATTATTCCAAGGTCGCCAATATGTTTGTTCATAATGAGGCAAATATAAAAACATAACTCCACCTGTTTTTAAATGTTCAGTCCAATAATCTAATGCTCCTACCCAATCATCTAAATGTTCTAAACAATGTGAAGAAAAAATATAATCATATTTTTTGTTTGGAAGATTTTCTGCATACCATTCGTCACCAAATATTTTATCTATAGGTGTAGCTCCAGGTAAAGCCCATTCCTTTTTATGACAACCAATGTCTAATCCTTCGCCTTTACAAAGTTCTTTTGCAAATGAAAATGCAAATTTTGAAGCAAAACCTTCGGCTTGTAATCTGTAAAAAGAATTACCATTATGATTTATTGTGTCTATACTCATACAAATTTTTCGTTAACTTTGGAACCGTTTTTATGAAATCTTAATAAATGATGTTCCCATTTTCCTTTTTTATTAGTATATATGTAGATGTTTTCTGGTTTAAAATATAGTTGAGCTAAATGCATATAGCCACTATCTACACCTACATGAAAGTCTGCATTTGCCATTGCATACCCTATATGTTTTAATGATCTTCTTAATTTTCCTTGAGCTTGTCCACCAACTACAAGAACTTCATAACCTTTCTTTTTAAAAGAATCATGTATTTCAGAAATTTGTTGACTAGATAGCATTCTGTTTTTAGAACCTGCGTCCCATTGTACAGTTATAAATTTTTTAGGTATTTTTACTTCATGACTCATATCATCTGCTGGTAAACATGGATACCCGCCATTAAGATAATCGTCAGCCCAAAAGAAAGGTTCTACTACTTGTTGTACTCTATGACTATTAGGAAAATCTTTATAATAATGTCCAATACATTTTCCTTTTAGTTGTGTAATATAATCTACAAATTCTTTATCTCCTTTAAACCACTTGTCGTGACCTTCTACAAAAATTTTATTTTTTGGAAACAAAGAAATACATTGAGCAAGGGTTCCTGGTTTATCTTTATTGTATTTGTCTTTGTCTAAATGCATTGTGACTTGATCGTTATGTGCTTTACCGTACAAGTAAGCTAAAAGAATTGTATGTATTGCATCACCAAATCCTGGCATTGTATAACGTAGATTAGGAATTCTAGTACTCATTATTCTGTTTACTATGTGTATCATATTAATTTTAATAATCTTTCTATTTCGTTTCCTTTGTTAGGTAATAAATCTTTTAAAAAGAAATGTACAAAGTGTGCTTCTTTTAATTTATAATCGTGTACTGCTGTATATAAAGCATTCCATTTCCAATCTAAAAATTTAGTATTCATTTGTGATTTTTTAACCCACCAATTTAATAACATTTGATCCGTTGACCATTTATAAAAACCTACTCCATCAACAAAGTCTTTAAACTCTGGACGTGTTAGAAATTGTTTTGGTGTTTCATTATTAAGATATTTTAACATACTTTTGTTCATTAACATTAAACCCATATTAATAAATTTTGCTCCATTATCGTTCCATTCCCATTCAACGTCTTTTAAATTTTGAAAAGCATTTTTAGAATATTTTCTTATTTTGTTAAAATATTTTTTTGTTAAAGGCATTTCTCTTTCCACAACACCACCAAAATCATATTGTTGTGGTAGTTCATCAAATACATTAGGTGCAGTATCTTTAATGTATATGTCACTGTCAACTATACATACTTGATCGTATGGTTTTAAATATTCAAATGCATTTTCTTTTTCAAATATAGGAAGGTAACCTAATCGTTCAACTGCTTCTTTACTACGACCCGTTCTATTTAAATCTGGTCTAATTCTCAATTTAGGTTCCCTTAATATAATATGATCTATATTAAATTTTTTACAATAATTTGCTACACTTTTAATACAAATTTCATATAATATATTTTGTTTACCTACAGCAACTTGAAAAATTAATCGTTTCATTTTAAATCCTTTGTAAAGCTAAATCTTCTTTGTTTATATGTTACTGCTTTATTTGTATCAAACTTAACATCTACTATACCATCATTTAACATCCAGTCTGCCGGCATAGCACCATTAAGTTTAACCCAGTCTATTATTTTTTTAGCACCTTTTGGTTTAATTAGATATGCTCTTGCACCTTCCCACCATTGTCCTGCGACAGGTTTTGCTTTATTAAATCCTTCTAATTTAATTACATCTTTAAATTTATATTGTTGTGCCATAGGCTTTTTAAAAATTACATCGTGTTCAAATATTGCTATAGTTTTATTAGTATGATAACAATAGTTCCATAATTGGAATTGACTTAAAAAGCAACCGGCTGTGCCTGGTCTAGACATATATCTTTTGCATTTTTTATTTTTTTCATATATTGTTAAACCATAATATTTAAGAGTTTCTTTTTTGCCATCTATGCCAGGAAATAATTGTAAATTCCAATTATATTTTTCTCCAGATTTTAATGCTTCATTACTCCATTCAACACTATTTTTATGATTAGGCAAATAAATTATGTAACCTTGTATTTTCATTTGTTAAGTAAATTTCTCTTTCTATCTTCTGTACAATTTAAAATATATTCTTTTCTTGCTTTTTCATCTAACCAATTTGCTCTTACATCAAGGTATCTCCAATTATTTTTCTTTTTACCTTTTGCTGTACTGAATATATCTGCAGGTTTAAAACCCCAAGCATTCCAATGATAAGGAATAGATTCAAATTTAAATTTACTAAAAACTTTTTTTAATACAACTTGATCTATAAACCAATAAATTTCTCCTGCAAAAGTTTTAGTCATTTGTTCTGCTAAATCAGTTTTAAATTTAGAACCTTCTTTTCCTGTTCCAGGCGTTATACAACTTGCAATTAATGTACTAGGATCTTTTGGTTTTCTCATTGCTGATGGTGAATTTGTAATTTTTTCAAAGTCATCTATAGTAAATTTTTTACGACAAAGTCCGTCAGCATCTAATTGTAATACATATTGGTAATCACTAAAAAGTTCTTTCATTCTAATAAATCTTGCACTAGCAAAATATATTTTTTGTTTGATTATTTTTTCACTATTTGTATTGAGTAACGTATGACTTCTTTTTTTATAATAATCATTACTAGATAATTTTAAAGTCTTTAAAAACTTATCAGTAACAAATTCATATGAATAAGTTATATTATTGTTTCTGCCTATAAATTTATTAATGGTAACTTCTTTGTTATTAAATAAAATATGTACGTGAATAGATATATGAGGATTATAATGTGCCGTGCTTTTAACCAAATATATTCCGTGGTTCTCCCAATATTTTGGATCACAACTAAAATATATTATGTGTTGTCCTAAACAAACGTCACCTTCTAATTTTGGTAATTTGAAATCAGTCATGGTTATTTTTAATATTTATTTGGAGGGAGTTTGGTGGAAGGTGTTAAACGGTTGCGTCTTCCATACCAGCAACTCTTAACTTAACTATGTTAGTTAATTGCCACTGCTTTTGGTCTAATCCTTTGGTCACTGCTAACCATTTATTACGCAATAACGCAAATTCATTAATAATTTTTTCGTAATCTACAACGTCTGGTTCACCATCTACGTATTTTTCTACGTCTCTACTAGACAATGCTCTTTGATAATTTTCTAGATATTTTTTGAAAAATTTACTTCTTAATCTTCTTAATTCTATGTTTAAGTATTCTAATATTGCTTCTATTTCTTGTAATTGATGGAATCTATTTTCTACTACACCAGGTAAATCTGCTGATTGTTTTTCAACATTACCTTTAATTTTTATTTCATATCTTGCACTTTGTAATTCAGTTTCAAAATGTTTGATTGCTTCTGGTATTTTACTAACGTCTCTTGCTATTATTGTATACCAATTTGACATTAATAATCCTCTAATTCGTCGTCGTGTTTATCCTCATTATCTACATCTAAATAATAATTTATTGCATCATCTAATGTATCGTCATGACCTATTGCATCTTGTAATTCTTCGTCTGGAACTCCGTAGTCTGCTAATAAATCAACATACTTTTCTGCAATTACTTCTATTTGTTTTTGATCTAGATATTCTTTAAAGAACTGCCATAGCTCTATTACTTTGTTAGAATCAAGCATAGTTTACTCCGTTTCTTCTTCAATTTCTTTTGCTGTTGGATTATCTTGCATTTGGTCAAAATCATCCATTAACATCTTTAATTTATCTCCGGTCCACGCTTTTCTATACTCTAAGTGCTCTTTTCCGTCAGGTCCGACGTACTTTAATCTATTACCCGACTTGACTAAAATACCTTTTTTCTCAAATAAGTCTACTAATCCACTGTTAGGATCCATACCTGTATCATATGGAATTTTAACTTGTACTGCTTCAAATGGTTTAGCAAATCTTGTTTTCATTACTTTACAAGATGCTCTAATACCACGTACATCTGTTATTTTATTACCATCTTCATCTTCTTTTAACTTTAATTTTTTCATTGCAATTACAATACTTGATGCATATACAAATCCTTGTCCACCTGATATTTTATCATCTGGGTCAAACATATCTTGTGATGCGTAAGTATGATTTGTTGCAACAAGTCCGACATTCCAACTACCAAACATATTAACACAATTTCTTACAAGTGCTGTTAGTGATTTTGCTTTTCTACCTAAATCACCTTTCATATCACCTTTCTCAAATTGATCAACATCAGTTGGTGTTAATAACATACCTAAACTATCAACTACAAATAAAATTTTTGGTGCATCTACTTTATTATCTGCATATTGTTCTTTGTAATCTTTCATAAATGTTGATATAGTTTTTGCTACATCATCTATCATAGATAAACTTAATTTTAAAAGTTTTTTCTCATCTGTATCTACGTTAAGTGCTTGTAACCATTTTTCATCTAAAGCATTTTCTGAATCTATTAAAATTACAAAAATTCCTTGATCTTGTGCCGCTTTAACAATATTACCTGATGCTATATAAGATTTACCTGCTTGTGGTTCACCTGCTAATACTGTAACTTTTCCTAATGGAACACCTTTATTGAAATCTCCTGATATTAGATAATTTAATGCATAATTACCTGTGCTTATCCAATCTGTTGGATCTGTAAATCCTATACCTAATCCTGTTATACTTTTTGTTAAATTTTTTCTGAATTTTGATGCGTCGAATGCCTTATTTGCCATTGTTTATCCTATATTAAGATCCAGATAATTATTACTACTAACAATATCCAGGCAGGAATTTGTTTATATAATATCCAGTCTATTATTTTTTTAATTTCTCTTTTCATAATATTTCTATAGTGGGGAACTAGCCCCCACCATATTAATTAAGTTACTTTTGTTGTCTTGCTCTAATCATCGCTAAAATGTCTTCAGCCTTACTATTCTGTTTATTAGTATCAGCATTAGACTTAGGTGTTTCCTGAACCGTACTTTTTTTAGGTTCTGGTGTAGTCGCTTTTGGCGTTGCTACTGGATCACCTGTTCTTGCACTAATACCTGCTGGTCTAAAGTATTGACCATATTTTTCTTGGTCATATGCTTCGCCATCCACAGATGCTTCAAACATTTCTTTGATTACTTTAACGTCTACTTCAGATGGTTTCTTTGGAAGAAAGTCGCTCAAGTTCCACAAACTATGTTGTTCAACTGCTTTATTTTCTTCTTCAGAAAGTGGTCTTGATTTTCTTGACCAAGTCGAAGTTGAATAATCTGCATAGCCACCTTTGCTAGTTTTGATTATTCTAAAATCAACACCGTTTACTGAATCCGTTGGCAAATCTTCCATGTCTGGGTCCATTAATGCACCTTTGATAATTTGGAAAATTTGTGGTCCAATTATAAATCTTCTAATTGGATTTTCTGGTGTAGTTTCCTCATTTAAAGGATTTGTTCCAACAAAACCTTGAAAGATATAAGATCTTTTCTTCCAATATTTTCTTCCCATATCCTCTAACTTGGGATCTTTAAACCATCCTCTAACTTCTGATAGTATAGGACAAGATTCTCCATACATTTCCATACATGGAACTTGTACCTGTACCGGTTTAGAGTCTGTTTCACTTTTTATGCCTTGGAAAGGTAGTTTAATCATTAAACGTTCCTTCCAGAAAAAAGTGTTTTCTTTATTTCCATCCGGCAAGAAACGAACAGTTGCCTGCTCTCCTTCTTTCAGATTCCAAAATGGAAAAATGGCGTTGTCTCCGCCTGATCGGCTTCCGCCGCCTTGTCGTGCTTCTTGTTCTTTAAGTTTTGCACGAATGTCTGCTAATGTTGCCATAATATAAGCCTCCTATTTTTAGCCTTTGTTAATTGTGCCTTATTGTTAATGTAGCACAAGACAAACATAATGTCAATACTATATTAACTCTAATATTTAGTCAAGTATTTTTTTTGGATATGATTTTAGGATTAAACGCCAGCCAATTTTTTTATTCTATTAATTTGCTTATCTTGGCCCGTCATTAATTTTTGGATAATAGCTTCAGCAGTTCTTACGTGTTTTTCACCAAATCTTTTTTCAACTGCTGTTAAAAGACCTGTTTCACCTTTTGGAAAATTGTTAGTTGTATAATCAAAATGACTTTTAATAAATTCAGCTAAATTTTTTGGATCATCAAGTTCTGGTTCTTCTTCTTTACCTGGTTCAGCTTTTGGTTCTAAACTAATTTTGCCATCTGGTCCTTTCATTATAGAAACATTACCGGAATCATCTTCCCAACCTGCTGGCATTTCTGGTTTCATTTCACCTTTTCTTAATGCGTCAAAATTCTTTTTCAAATATGCCATTGCTTCTTTGGCTTTATTTGATTGGAATACAGACTTACTATCTTTGTCTAAAACATCATAAACTGTTTTTCCGTCATCACCTTTGTACATTGACACATAAGGTTTAATATTTTCCCAAGTAAATGTTTCGCCTTCTGGTTTCATATCACCTACATTGATGCTTTGAGCTAAATCTGGTCTTTTGCTTTTAATATAATTCATTATTGTGCCTCTTATACAAGCATCACTATCTTCTTTACCCATTGACACTATTTGATCGTTTAATTCTTTATCGTCGATAATACCTTGTAAACTTTCTAAACCATTAACACCATTTACTCCTGCAGGGAAATGTTTGTCCATTAAATTATTTAATTTTGTCAAAGATTGTTTAGCTTCTTCAGGATCAGATGAAAATAAACCATTTTCTGCTTCGCCTACAATAGTATTCAATGCTTGTTCAAAATCTTCTATGTCAGCAATATGTTCAATCATTCCAGCTAATACTTTTTCTACTTCTTCTGCAGATGCTAATGTATGAATATGAATTCCTTGATAACGCATTTCGTCTGGATGAACTTCTGCTGTAATACCAGCATCAGCTAATTTGGCTTCAATTTCTTTTGCGTGTTCGTCCGATACACCATTTTCTTGATCAAAGTCACCTGCTAAATCATACTGAAGCATATGAGGTTCTGTTTCTCCTTGAAAGCCTCCTGCTTCATCAAAGTCTTCTGGTGTAACTTCTTTTGCTGTTGTTTTTTCTGAAACTAAATTATAAATGTAAGGAAATACGTCTTTTAATTCTTCTTTGAAAGTTTTAATTGTTAATTCATCTATCCAATTTTGTTTAATTTCTTCAGGAACTTCTTTAACTTCTGTTGTTTTATAATCTTTAATTGCTTCTGAATAATATGAATTTCTTTGTAATTTTTGGCAGGTACTTTTAATTTCTTCTACTCTTTCATCTACAATAGATAGATAACTTTTAAGACCTTCTGCCATCACAGCTGAACGATTAATATATGTTTTAAATTGTTTTAGTTTTGAAAGTTCTTCACTTAATCCTGCTATATGTTTTCCAAAATCATCATATGGAACACCGCCATTGGAAATATGTTGAGCCATTGCTCTTGCACCGTTAAGATGTTTAAGAGGATATCTAAATCTTTCTCCTTTAGGACTTTCTATGAATAAAGATTCTATTCTTCGAGATCTGTTAGCACCAACAGACATATCTATTGGAGCAGAGTGTTTAATAACTAAACGTGCATTTCCAATAGGTTGAAAACTAGTTTTTGTAGTTCCGTATATATTAGATTCACTCATTCTTTTTTCCTCGCCATCTTGACGTGTTTGACTCAAATATTGATAGTCTCGTTTTTCAAGGTTGCTTTTAGTAATATCCCTTGTATCAAAATTAAGCATTCTTGATTTAGCAAAATTTCTTAATTCTTTAAGAAATTCAAACCACTTATGCTTTACTCCACTATCGGCATCCTCTATAAAATCCGTATTGTGTAGTACTACTAGACCATCTTTGTCGTCTATACTAATACTTACCTTTCCTAGTTGCTTTCCAGCTTCTTGAAAATCGAAGTCAAAATACCGTGCTTCTTCGGGATTACTAGTAACTTCTCCTGCGTCATTACCCAAAGTGACTGCTGGAAATCGTCCCCTAATTTTAGCGAATAAATCGTTTGCAACTGCTCTTGTGTTCATATATCTTGTATTTATCTACCCTGTGTAACTTGCGAACACTGGTAGTGGTATAACTCTTTCTGTTGTATCTTCATCTGCCTGGCTAAATGACGTATATACTTTAGGATCCCAGTCTTTTAATACTTGTATGATCCTCATAGCTAATAAAGATGCACTAACTAGGTCATCTTTTTCACCTGTTTTAGCTCTATAAGAGGAACCTGCCGCCACATATGATTTAAGTTCACTAATTAGAGGTTTACTATGAATTGTCATTTTGTTTCTTTCTATCATTGATTTTAATCTTGCACAGGCACTTATTTTAGTTTTATGAGTTGTATTAAAACCTTTTCTAAATTTTCTAATATGACCTTTTCTAATAGGTTCATTTACAAACATACCGGGTATAGAATCCTCACCAAAGTCTTGAATTACTAATAATGCTGACTCACCTATTGTATTATTTTCTACACTCCAATATATATTTGAACCATTAGGATTTCCTGATTCATCTTTAATGTAAGTTGATATGTCTTTTAGAATTCTAACTTGTTGTGGTATACCAGTCATATTATGTTTCCATTCGCCTACTTGTTTGTAACTTGGTAATTCATAAACTTGTATTGCGGCATTGTCTCCACCGGTACCCATTGCAGGATCTAATGCTATTACGTAAATACTTTCTGAATTAATTTTTTCATACCAACGTGTTTGTCCCATATTCATTATAGGTTCTTTTCCATCTAACGTTGATAAGAAAATACTATTAATTAAAGTTTCATCATAAACTAAAAATTCACAACCATATTCTCGTCTAAATCTTTCTTCACCTATTCTACTTAATTCTGCCTGTTTCCATTCTTCATCTCGATCCGGATGTTCGTTCCACATACAAGTATAACCATGAAAGCCATTTGATCCAAGTTCTGCTTCATTACCGTGTTCATCAAATTTATCTTGAGATTGTTTCCATAAAGTTGCAAACATATCTTCATCTGAATTAGGAGTTGATGTAACTATTGCTTTACCTCCTGTTGCTAGTGTAGGAGAAATAGAAGTCCAAAATTCTCTGGCAATACCGGCATTTACGAAAGCAAACTCATCACAATATAATAATGATATCGCCATACCTCTTCCAGTATTTGTAGTAGTTGTTGTGCTAACTATTCTACTTCCATTTTCAAATTCCATAGAACCTTTATTATAGTTTATTACACCTGCTCTAATATGATCAGGACATAATTCATATCCATAACGAATACGTTGCATAATTTCTTGGGCACCAGCAAATTTGTGTGCGGCAATTAATACAACTTGGTCTGGATGAAACATTGCATACCATAATAGATAACAAGCGGCTGAAGTAGTTTTTCCACTTTGTCGTGGTAGCATATTAATATTAAATCTATAATTATGATAACTGTTTAAAAGTCTAGATTGATATTCATAAGGTTTGAATAATAATTTACCCTGTACAGGATGTTGGATATGAAAATAATTTTTAGCAAAATGTTCAAAACCATTATCTGGATTTGTACATTTAGTCAGATCTGTTAGTTGATCCTCTGTAAATCTTTCCTTAAGGTGTGCTTTTTTGGTTAGTACACCATCTAAACTTTTCATTGACATACTAATATTTAGTAGTAAACTGGGGGGTGGAAAATGTTTTGAAAACTACTTTGCTTTGTATTCTTTGTATTGACTTGCTATATCTTCTTTAACTTTTGCAACAAAATCAACAGTTTCTTGTTCCATAGCCATTGGATTGTCACCAGATGACACTTTAGGATAAGTTTTTTTAGCTTTATTAATACCGCCTGCTATATCCTTTGTCATAAAGTTAGTATCTTTAACTTCTGGGTCAGGTGTAGTACTTGCTTTACCAGGTACTTCATCTTTAGTTTCTTCTGTAGCTTCGGCATCAGGTTGTAATATATCTTCTACGTCTTGTGTAGTAGTAGCGGCATCCATTTTTGGTGCTTGTACTCCTGCATTTTTAAAAATTTGTAAGAAGTTTTGGATATCATCAAGATTGTCACCAACCATAGAAAACTGAACTGCTTCTTTTAAAGTTTCTTTGTTAGCTTCTTTTCTGTTTTCTTCTTTGCTTTGAATCTTGTCTACTTTACCTATAAAATCTCTAATATCCATCTTATCTCTCCATTATTCCTTTGTCGCCTTCTGGATTAGTTTTAACATCTTTAGCGGCATCAGGAGCCTCTCTATCTTTTCTAACTTTTTCTAATTCTTTAAGTAATTCCATTACTCTAGAAGTACCTGCTGTTTTTTGTGCTTTAGGATCAGCTTTAGGATATTCACTTTCTAAATTAGCTTTTCCGTCACCTTCTTTTGGCTCTTCTTGTTGAGCAACTAAAGGGTCACCAGGTTTTCTAACTACTATATGATTTTCAGCTAAACCTAATGTATGTTTTAAATATTCTTCAAGTACAGAAGTAGTTGTTGGATATTCAACTTCAATATCAAAATATGTAACTTCTGTATTTTCTAATGCAGGAAAATCTAATGCTTTTTTCTGAATAGGCGTTTTTTTGCCATTACTCATTTTAACTACACTATATTTCTGCATAGCTGATTCAAGTTTGTCAGCTGTATCATCTGCTAACATACCTGCTAAACCTACTTTGAAATTGTAAGTTCTTTTACTTTCAGCTAGATATTCTTTAAAACTTTTGTCCATATGCATTATTTAGCCAGTTTCTTCAACTTCTCGAGTAAACTGTTCCGGTCAGTAATGACGTATCCTTCGCCCTGTACTATGTTAGTAGTGTCATCAACACCCTGTTTAGAGTCTTGCTTTTGTTTCTTTAGCTGTAAATCGACCATTTTAAGCTTCTTATCTATTTTAGCTACCCTGGCATCTAGGGCTGTTTTAAGCATTTGTCCAGCTACTTCAAATACTCTAGAAGAGTACCTGCTTTCTACGTTCATACCTAAGTCCATTAAATCTTCATATGCGTCAATGGCTTTGGAACTAATATCATTTACCTCTGTATCAGACATATCTCCTAATCCTTTTACTTGAGGTAAAGCGGCTGTTATTTTATCCAATTCTGCTATATCTCTTTTAGTAGATTCGTGGTCTTCAATTTTTACTTTTTTAACGTCAGCTTTAACTTCTTTAGCTTTTTCTTCATCTACTATTTCTTGAGATTCAGGTAAGTTTAGTAATTCTTCTAATTTTTTGGTCATAATTATATGCTACTATATTTATTTAGAATATTATCCGCGTCTTCCAGTATGGAAAAGGTCTTTTTCATTAACAACTCTAAATCTAAAACCTTTGTTTTTACACCATGCTATAGCGGAACCCCATTTGGCTTGATTGACTACATAGTGTATTTTGTTAGTTCTACTTTCACCTATACTTTCTTTTTTAGTTTGATTTTCAGGTTTAATTTCTATAACTTCTGCGTGGCTTTTTCCTTTTTTATCTGTGTATGCTATAAAGAAATCAGGAACATAAATTGAAAACTTTCCTGTGAAAGGATGTTTGTAAGGAATTTTAATTGCTTCATTGGCCCATTTACTAATACTAGGACTTTCATCACAGAATCTCATGAAAGCGAATTCCCAACTTGATCTATATAAAGGAGATCTATTACCTATGTATTTGCCAGGATTCTTAGGAGTGAATTTGCCATTTAGATAACGCTTCATGGACTACACCACTATATTTCTTTTTTGAGTGGCCTCATTTGAATCGGTTATTTTATAACCTAAAGAAGAAATTTTTGATCTATTATGATTTAATACTTCAGTTACCATGTAACTTAAATTAGCTGATTTTAATCCTTTTAATGTATCAATTAATTGAAATACATTTACATTATCTAATTTTGCTTGTTGTAATAAAATTGTAGCTGTGCTTATACTAGCAACTTTATCAAATCCTCTTGATTCGAAAAATCCAACAACTGCATCTACTTGACTACTAGGAAACGTTATAGTTTCTGTAAAAAATTGATTAAAAAATTCTTTTACATTTGTTTCCGAATTATTTTCTGTTGTACTTGGTATATTTTGTGACATTATTTGCTTATTCCTTTAATTGCTTTAACTACTCCACCTCTAACATTAGAAGCTGTTCTACCAATAACAGTATTAGCAACACCATAAGAAGAATCTGAAGTCCCGCCTATTTTACCTATTGCTCCTGTTAATATATTAACACCTTCTTGTATTAATCCACCTTTAGTTAAATTTTTAGCATTTTTAATTCTGTTGGCAGTTCTTATTATAGACCCTAAAGTCATTTTACCGCCGCCAGCTCCTAATTGACTACCTATGTATGTATGAGGACCTGAACCATCATTAAATAATCCACTTAATATTCCTCCTTGACCAAATACACTTGTAGTTCCTCCACCACTTAAAGAATTAGGACTAGGTGTTTTATCATAATGTTCTAAGGCAAATCCTTTAGGTGCACTACCTTTAACTACTCTACCTCTACTATAAAATACAGTTTCATATTCTATAGTCATTTGATTTGTTACTGGACCAGTTTCTTCATTTTGCATTGAATCATGCGTCCAACCAGAAATTACAGGATTAACTATTGTAAAACAAGTAAATGTTTTTCTAGCCATTTGATAAATTTGAATACTACGAAAGAACGGATCAAAAGATCCAGCATCTAAACCAAATCTATATCTATTATGATCAGATGACAAATATGTATTTCCTCTATTATATGGGCCACCTGCTGTTCTATTAAATTGTCTAGGCACACCTGAGTCAGGATTTCCTGCATTATCAAGAGCTCCATAATTACCATCTTTAAAATAATATCTATAATATGATTCCCACATAGCAGTTGTTACACCATAATTATCATCATGGAATACAATGCTTATAGGATCATATTGAATTTTTTTTTGAATTTTTCTTTTTTTATTATACGCAAAAACTGTATCTGTATCAATAGAATATTTAGGTAGTTCTACACCTTTTACTAACATATTTAATTCTGTTCCGTGTTTAGATATTGGTGGATCAGATTTTAATACTGATTCATTTAGAGTAAATGCTACGTGATATAAAAATTTTACTTTAGGTGCAAGTCTAAAACTATCATCAACATATAGTCTAGCCGCATGAGCGAAATCACCAAGATTACCTTTTGGCGATAAGGTACCGCTTTTTAAATTATCTAAAAATCCATTTAATAAATTTGCCATATACAGTATTTATCGAGTAGAAAAACAGGGTAGAGAATAAAAAAGGCGCCTTAGCGCCTCCTCTATTAGTGGAATTTTAAATTTTGTTATTATGCACCACCACCAGTGATTAAAGTATTAACTGTTCTGCCCACTGACGTACCTATTCCTGTACCTTGTGGTGTTTGTATAGCATTATCATAATGCATTACTAACGTAACAGTTACTGGTTCACTAGAGTTGTATGCTAAAGTGTTATAGTTTGCTGATTGAACATAGCAACCATATAATTCATATGTTTCTAAAATATTAACTACATTGGCACCATTTGCACCGTCAGTTACTTCTATTCTAGTTACGAATTTGTAATCTGCACCTGAAGCCGCCGCAGATTGTTCAAAGAAATCAAATTGTTTTTGTAGTTGCTCGCCAACTAATTTTTGAACATTATTTGCAACATCTTCTCTTAATGTTAATGTAATTGGTTCCCAAGTATGTTTACCTGCTAAAAATACTTTAGAATTGTAAACATCTATTGTTGTATTTTCAAAACTTAAATTAGGTCTTGTAACGTCAACAACTTGTTTTGTTAGTTCAGTTGTAGGAGTTGATACACCAAAGTTTTCTAATGATACTCTAAAACGATATTGTAATTTAGGCATCAATAGACCTTGATTACTAGCTGATTGGCTAGAATTCAATGGTACTGTAATCTTTGATAGTGTCGATATACTCATTTGTTTCTCCTATAGTATTTATCTTATTATAAACCTGCTATTTCACCAGTGTTTTTAAGTCTTAATGGAATGTATATAAATTCCACTGCTTTAACTGGCTCTATTGCTATGTCTAAATAAAGTTCGTTTCTGTCTATTCTTGCAGGTGTGTTGTTTGATTCATCACACACTACTAAGAAGTCGTATAATGCTCTGTTACCTACTAATTCAAGTAATAGGCTGTCTGCTTGAGCTTTAATTTCATCTCTTGTAATTTTATCATTAGGTTCAAACACAAAAGGTCTAGCCAATTTGTTTAATTGACTTCTAATGTAAATTACTAATCTTGAAACATTAATTCTGTCTAAAGATGAAGTTGCACCTGATCTAGTTTTTTGTCCATAGTTAACTAAACCTGCACCTGTTATGAAAGTAATTGGATTAACGTTATTACTGTATAAAGTATCTCTTTGACCTTCATTTAATGCTGACGCAGTAAATTCACCTTCGCTATTAATGTAACCAGTTGAAGAAGCATTCGTTATAGTACCTCGTCTAGTTCCTGCTGGAGCAAACCATGGATAAGAAACTTGATCGCTTAAAGCAATCGTTCTAAGCATCATGTGACTTGCTGGAACAGTTATGTTTTTGCCGAAGTTATCGCTTGTAAATCCTGATGGATAAAATACTCCAAGATAATCATTTGAAGTTACAAGTCCTTTGTCGTTATCTTCAACTGCTGAATTAACGTTCGTTGCCCAATCGCTTAATGATGTTGAATCTGAAGACAATCTAAACGGAGCATCACCAACTATAAATGCTGATAATCCTCTGTCAGTGTTTAAGCTAACTAGTTCTCCAATTAATTCTGGATAGCCAGGAGCCGCAACTAAATTGAATATTCTAGATTCATCATCTCTAATATCTTGATTAGCATTAACTAATGCTTGTAGTGATTGTACTACAACTTTTCTTTGTGATTTTCTTCCAAATGCACCTGAACCATCTGAATTATTAGCTGATTCTGTTACCCATCTGTGAGCATAATAACCACTCATTGATACATCACCCATTCTAGTATTATTAGCTGTTGTATCTACATAATTTCTTGCAAATTTCTTAACATTAAATCCACTTCTACGTAAATTGAATAACAATGTTCCTTTTGGATATAATGCTGGATCTGGAGCATCAGTATCTACATAATCGCTTGATAGTAAAGCAACAATTGTAGCATCTGTTGTATCTGCACCTGCAGTTGAACTTCTAGCGTCAGCGAATACAACACCATCTTCTGTTGTTTGATCACTGTTGTCTACTGCAACCCATTTAAGAGAAGTTGCATTCCATTTATTAATTTTAGGATAATTTTCTAAGTCTGAAGAATCAATCCAAATGTCACCTTCTACTAATGCTGTTGCATCTGATTGTGTAGTAGGTGCTGTAGCTTTTACTTGTGGTCCTGCTGGATCTGTTCCTGCATTTACAGTTAAATATCCATCCCATTTAGATCCATTGTGTTCCATAATATCAACAGAATCAATAACTGAAGAATACCAAAGTTGACCATCTGCCGCAAGTGATGTTGGAGCCGTTGCTGAAGCTGTATATGTTAATACTGTCCAGTTAGAAGCTCTCCATTGTTTAGGATTTGTTGCCGCATCTGTACCTGGCTCATATTCCATATTAGTTGTTGTGCTTGAGAAACCAGCTAATGCTAATACTCCGCCAGTATCAGTAATATGCATTTCACCACCGTCATTGTGTGAAATTACAACTCTGTTTAAACTGTCAACAGTTGCACTAACGTTAACCATTCCTGCACCATTAATTCCTGCCGCAATAACATCTGAGTCTGTTGCCGCCGCTGTAGTTGTTACTGAAATAGTAGACGCAGATGACATTGCATCTTGTCCAACTATTGATTCAGCAATATTAAATGCGTATGTACCGCCTGTTACTTGCGTTGCAATTACACTTGAAGTAATTGATGTGTTACCTGTATTTGCTCTTCTGTATGGTCTTAAATCTAATTCAGTTGTACCATTATCGTAGTTTATATATGTTGTACCAACAGCAAGATTTTTTCCACCGCCAACTCTATCTAAATTGTAGATAGCATTGTTACCACTTGAATATAAAGGTGATGTTAAATCTTCCCATAATTTAGTAGTTGCATTGAATTTTTTGATTTTATAATTTGATCCTAAATTAGGAGTTGTTGTTTTAATCCAAATTGAACCTGCTGGTCTTCCTGATGTCATATTTCCACCAGATGAATTTTTGAAAGCTGGAACACTAGTATGAGCTTGAACATCCGCCTTAGGCAAGTAGTAAGTACCTGCCGCAATTCCTAATTCTGTTTCTAAACCTGCGTTACCACCACCGTTTGCTATAACAACTGTATCTGCATAACCACCAGCGCCAGTTCCTTCACTATAAATTTCTAATATACCTGCTACTGCTCTAGCAGAAATTCCTGTAATTGTCGCGTTATTAATTGCAGTAACAACTGCCGCAACATCAGTACCACCTGATGTAACTGTTGAACCATTTACTACAAATGTTCCTGTGTTTGTAACTGTAGGATTTGCTACTGTACCTGTTACTGTAGCTTGGGATTTTTTCCAAGCCGGTGTTCCTACATTAACCCAAGTATTATCATATCTTTTGAAATAAATGTCATTGTATGAAGTTGTAGCATTAACAACATAATCACCTACTGCACCAAATGAAGTTTTAGGAATTGAACCGTCTCCACCTGAAAGATGTGTAGTATCAGTTAATACTGTTGGATAAATTTTTGTGTATGTTTGACCACCTGTAGTAGATGACGCATTACTGTTCCAAGAAAACATACCATAATCTGTACTTGCAGTATCTAACCAGGAAGTTCCTGATTCAGGATCTGCAGTTGCCATTGTAGCACTTGCTTCTAGTTGACCTGTGTCAATTGCCGCTCTTGCCACGTATGCTCTGTTGGCTACACCTAAGTATGAGTAAGCCGCTTGTAAACCGTATTCGTTTAATTCACCACCGTGTATAGGATTATTGTTAGCATCTTTTTTGAATACTGGATCACCAAATGTTTCAGCTAATTCTCTTTGAGACGTCATTAGGTAAACTTTACCGTTGTTTGCGGCTAATGTACCTGTTGCTGTACCTGTACCTGAACTTGAAGTTTTATCTTGTGCTGTTGCCACAAATATCATTGGCACCGTGCCTGGTTCGGCCGGTGTATAGAAACTTTCGTCTATTACGCTTACTTGTACTCCTGGTGAAACTAATGCCATTTTATAATCTCCTGCTTAATATTTCTATTGTTAACGTTATTTATACTATATCAACAAAATATAAGCTATAATTATGTCTAGAAAAGGGCCTGAAAAGGGCAGGTAAATACGTTATATGAGACCTTTATGTAACTATTGTCGTAGGAATCCTTGTGCAATTAACTATCGTAAAAAGGGTATAACGTTTTACAGAAGAAAATGTGAAGCTTGTATTAGGTATGGGGGAACAAGTCATGGAATGCCTAAATGGTATAATGCAGGATACCGTATGAAAGCAAAATGCGATAAGTGTGGATATAAAAGTGACTCAACAGAACAATTTAATGTTTACCATATTGACGGACATTTAACTAATTGTAATTTTAAAAACCTTAAAACGGTATGTGCTAACTGTCAAAGAACTTTACACAAACAAGGATTTAAATGGAAACAAGGTGATCTTGTACCTGATTTCTAAGACTATCTACTGTAGAATTATTATCTAAAATTTTATCAAAGTCTGCTTTTGCCCAAGCCCATTCACTAGGGTGTACATCTTTAGGTTCAACACCTATATCTTGATAAACTCTAAACCATGTAGGTAATTCACCTCTTCTTACCCACCATACTTGACCACCAATACTTTTAATCATTTTAACTTCGTTTTCAAACCTAACATCAGGAATAACCCAGCTAGAATTAGGATTATCTAAAATTTTCTTTTTAGTCATACTAACCCATATACCGTCATAAAAATTATCACGCATACATTCTGTACCAAATTTTTGTAATACAAATCTTGGAGTAATAGATTTACCTACTTCTTTAGACCAATATTCATCTGGTTGTTCACGCCATTGTCTACTTTCATCTGTTTGACCGTCAAGCATAGTTTTGTCCCAATCAAACATCGTAGCAACAGACTCTTTTAATTTGTCTGCGAATGAGATTTTTTTAAATTGATGTTTTTGAATAAGATGGTTAGCTATTGTATCTTTACCACTACCCATTAATCCACAAATACCGATAATCATTTTAATACTATAACGGATAATAGTTATAATGTCAAATGTTATTATTAACCAATTGTGAAGTGATATCCTTGACCACCGCCAACTTGTAATTTTAGCTCTTCGTCAAGTTTTTCTATTTCGGATTGTGCTTCTTGAATAAGTTGTGGACCATTTAAAGCGGCACCGCCTTGTGGGCCTGCTATTGTGGCAAATTTAGATCTTGCTTGTCCTAGTGCCATTTTACATAATGCTAGAGTATATCTTTTAAGCCATTCTTTAGCAAGATAATCATTTAATAATTCTGTAGTAGGTCTATAATTATAGCAATATAATAGAATTTCTTCTTCTGCTCTAGGTCTCTGTAATAATGTTAATTCTTTGGTTGTAGTATTCCATTTAAATTCAATAAAGCTACCAAACATTCTTCCTACAAGTTCTTGATATTGTGTAAACAAGTTGTAAGTTGATAGTCCACCCATATTTGTACTTGCCAACAAGTATGTATTTGTGTATGCTAAATTGAATGGTTCAAATAGTGTACCACCGTCTCCACCACCTGTTCTAGAACCAATTGAACGTCTATATATTTTTTTAACTTCTATTACTTCTTGTCCTAAGGTATATGCGTTTTGGTCTATTACTGTAGGTAGAAACATATAGCTTTCTTCCACTGAATTGTCGGATCTTTGTCTAAATCTATCAAGTGAATCCTGTAAAGCTGTCTCATAGTGAGGTGGATCTAGCTCTACTTCTACCATACCACCACCTAGCATATTGTATACGTAGTCAAAGATTTCTTGCTTTTGTGTTGCTAAATCTGCCATTTTATATGTCTCTATAGATATTTATCAAGGACCTTGCTATGAATAAATATAACATATGCCAAGAATTAGTCTATATAAACCAGAGAAGGGCCATGATTACGCTTTTCTAGATAAAACAGTTAATGAGATGTTTACTGTGGGTGGTACTGATGTATTTGTACACAAATACCTTGGACCTAAGAATCCTGAAGAAGCAGATGCTACATCTAGCCAACCAAGGTATAATGCTGTTAAAGAAACAAATATTCAAGATATGTTATTCCTTGAAAACAGGGACAGAAAATATGATTCTAGCATTTATCAATTAAGAGGCATTTACAACGTACAAGATATTGACTTTGATATGAGTCAATTTGGATTATTTTTACAAAATGATACGTTGTTTATGACTATTCCTATATCTACATCTGTAGAAACTTTAGGTAGAAAAGTTATGCCAGGAGATGTATTCGAATTACCACATCTTAAAGATGAACACGCCTTAAATGATTTTAATTTAGCATTAAAAAGATACTATGTAGTAGAAGATATAAGCAGGGCGGCAGAAGGATTTAGTGTATCGTGGTATCCTCATTTATATAGAGTAAAATTAAAACAAATAGTAGACAGTCAAGAATTTAAAGGCATACTAGATTTACCTGCAGAAGAAGGATCAAGTCAAACATTAAGAGATGTATTATCCACTTATGAAAAAGAAATGCAAATTAATAATGCCGTTGTTGCTCAAGCAGAAGCAGATACTAAAAAAAGTGGATATGAAACTAGTCATTTATATACATTACAAGTAGATAAACAAGGTAGAAACGAACTTGTTACAACAGATACAAGTACGTTAGATGCTAGTACACAAAATGAATTAGCAGATAGAGTACATCAAACACCTGAAAGAGAAGGGTATGATGGATACTTATTAGGTGATGGTCTTGCACCTAATGGTGAAGTATTTGGTCATGGAATTACTTTCCCAACAGGATCTATTAAAGGTGATTATTATTTAAGAACTGACTTTTTACCAAATAGATTATTTAGATTTGATGGTTCAAGATGGATTAAAATGGAAGATGCATTACGTATGACACTAACTAATACAGATGCAAGAAATACAATGAAGACAGGGTTTGTTAATAATACGGCAACTAATACAATAGGTGGAAAATCAGTACCTGAAAGACAAAGTTTGTCTAAAGCACTTAAACCTAAGGCAGATAGTTAATGAGACTTAGAGAATTTTTAGGAGGCGTGTGGGGTATTCCTATACCGGGCACAGAAAAAGCAGTAGGACTTAAAAAAGTTACTCGAAAATATATGGGTAAAGTTAGAACTTTTTATGAACCAACAAATAAAAAAGCAAATGAAAAATTTAAATTAGAGAAGAAATAATGCAATTTTTTTACGACGGACAAATTAGACGATACATAACTCAAATTATTAGACTAATGAGTAACTTTAGCTATAAAGATGGTGATGGTGTTTTAAGACAAATACCTGTTATGTACGGAGATATGACTAGACAAGTTGCTCATATTGTTAGAGATAATTCAGAAAATAAAATCCCATCAGCTCCAAGAATGGCAATATACATTACTAATTTAGAAATGGCTAGAGACAGATTAGCAGATGCTACTTACGTTAGCAAAATTCACGTAAGAGAAAGAAAATATGATGAATCAGGAAAAGAATATTTAAATGTTCAAGGAGCAAATTATACTGTTGAAAGATTAATGCCTACGCCTTATACATTAGGAGTAAGTTGTGATATATGGTCTACAAACACAGAACAAAAATTACAAATTTTAGAACAAGTTATGATGTTATTCAATCCAAGTTTAGAAATCCAAACTACAGACAATTATATTGATTGGACTAGTTTAAGTGTAGTAGATTTAACAAGTGTACAATTTAGTGGAAGAACAATTCCAACTGGAACAGAAAGTGAAATAGATGTAGCTACTTTAGGATTTACAACACCTATTTGGATAAGTCCGCCAACTAAAGTTAAAAAATTAGGAGTAGTAACTCAAATTATTACTAGCATATACAATGAAAAAACAGGTAATATTGACCTTAGTCAAACAATGCCTGAATTACAAGCATATCAAGATGATTATACTAAAAGTATTAAAGCAGATATTGTTAAAACAGCTGATGGTAAAATTGATACTAGTGTTGCTTACAAACCAGATGTTGATAGTATTGTAGGAACTACAGGCATTCAATATGATGTACTTGTAATGAATAATATTGCACAAATAATAGAAAAAGGTGTTGTAGGAAATGTAAATTGGAATTCTTTATTAGATAGATTACCAGGAAATTACAAAGCAGGAATTAGTACATTATATTTGAATAGAAAAGATGTAAGCACAAGAATTACTGGAACGTTTGCAGTAAACACTTTAAATGAAAATCAATTAATTGTAAATTGGGACACAGATTCTATTCCTACTGACTCTGTTATTCAAGGATATGCAGACGCAAAAGGTACAGTAGATTTTATAATAGATCCATCAACTTATAATCCATCAACTACAAAAGTAGCAGGTCAAAGATTATTATTACTAGGACCTGTAGGAGATGCAGGAAATCAAGACGGTCCAGATGCATGGAAAGGTAATGCAGGAGACTTTATAGCAGAAGCTAATGATATTGTAGAATGGAATGGAACAGATTGGACAATAATTTTTAATGCAAGTGCTAATAATTTAGATGATTCAACAGCATTTACACCTACCTATATTACCAACCTTAATACAGGCATTCAATATAAATGGGATGGCACAAATTGGTTATTAAGTTTCGAAGGCGAATATCGTAAAGGAACCTGGAACATCTCTCTTTAAGATAATTATTTACATGACCCAGAGAATAATTGGTTGCGGAGCACTTTTCTATACTTTAGACACCCAACGTTTTTTATTATTACATAGAACACAAAGCAAACAAAACCATGTTTGGGGTTTAGTTGGTGGTACAACTACTACTGATTCTAATGCGTGGGTAGGTTTAAAAAGAGAAATTAAAGAAGAGATAGGTGACCAAAAAATTATTAAAACTATTCCAATGGAAACTTTTATCAGTAATGATGAAAATTTCTTATATCATACATATCTCTGTTTAGTCAAAAATGAATTTATTCCTAAATTAAACAAAGAACACGATGGATATTCGTGGGTGTCTTTTGGTAGATGGCCAAAGCCTTTGCATCAAGGATTAAGAAAAACATTACAAAATAAAACTAATCAAACAAAATTAGAAACAGTTTTTAAAATGGTTAAATTTATAACATGATTAAAATAATTGGTGATATTATGCTAGATGTATGGGTAGAAGGTCAAGCTAATAGAGTTTCACCTGAAGGACCTGTATTAGTTTTAAAAGAACAAAATAAAAGATATAGTATAGGTGGTGCTGGAAATGTTGCAGTTAATATTGCAAATTTAAAAATATTTTGTGAATTATATGGTGCAGTAGGACAAGATGACTCAGGTAAAAAATTAATAAAATTATTTTTGACACAAGAAATACATCCTAAATTAAATTATGATCATTCTGTTACAACTACTAAAACTAGAATAATAGGTCAAGGTGGTAAACACGTATTAAGATTAGATAAAGAAGAAAATTATTCTAATGAAATTATTGTTGACTGTAAAGAAAATGATATAGTAATTGTTAGTGATTATAATAAAGGTGTTATTAAAAAAGATACAATATCTAAATTATTAGAAAAAACAAAATATGTAATAGTTGATCCAAAACAAAGTGCAGATACCTATGATGGAGCTTATATTGTTAAACCAAATATGAAAGAATACAAAGAATGGAATGGTGTATTTTCAATTAGTGATGCTCTTAAATTTATGCGAGATCATCAATGGACATGGTTAATAGTTACAGATGGTAGTAATGGTGCTCATGTATTATCTACTACAGGTGAATATCAATTATTAAAAGAAAAAGCAAAAGATGTTGCTGACGTCACAGGTGCAGGAGATACATTTTTAAGTGTATTAGCTTATGGTATATCCAAAGATATTAATGTATTTGAATGTTGTAAATTAGCGTGTATGGCATCAGCTAGAAATGTAGAACAACGTGGTGTTGTTCCTGTTACTTTAAATGATTTACAAAAAGGAGTTATTTTTACTAATGGAGTATTTGATATTTTACATATAGGTCATTTAGAATTATTAAAATATGCAAAAAGTTTAGGTAAAAAATTAATTGTTGGAATTAATAGTGATGCTAGTGTTAAAAAAATAAAAGGTCCTGATAGACCTATTAATGATGTTGATAAAAGAGTTAAACAATTAATGATGTTACCGTGGGTAGATGAAGTTAAAGTTTTTGAAGAAGATAATCCACACAATCTTATGAAAGAAATTATGCCAGATATTATAGTAAAAGGCGGTGATTGGACTGTAGAAACAGTAATAGGAAATGAACTTGCAGACGTCAAAATTTTTTCAAGAATAGAAGGACATTCTACAAGTGATATAATAGAGAAAATTAAAAATGAAAGATAAAATTATAACTGTTAATGATGTATTAAGTACTGAAGATTTTGAAAAATTAAGAAATAGAATAATGGATAAAAGTTTTCCTTGGTACTATTATGATTATGTTGTAGGAGATGCTATGGCAAAACCAGGTACATCAGAATATCAACAACAATTTGTACATCAATTTCAAGAATTTAGTAAAATTGTTACACAAGGAGAAAATTGGGAAATTTTAATGCCAATTTTTGCAGTTTTAGATCCAATAAACTTTGTTAGAATTAAAGCTAATCTTATTCCAAAAGCCGATAAAGTAGTTGTTCACGGATACCATATAGATACTATTCATCCTTGCTCACTTACAGCAATATTTTATGTTAATACTAATAATGGATATACTGAATTTAAAAATGGTGTACAAATACCTAGTGTTGCAAATTCAATGGTTATTTTTCCTAGCTATCTAAATCATTCAGGTTCTACTTGTACAGATGAAAAAGTTAGAATAGCAATTAATATTAATTTTGTGCCAATTCCAGATAGCAAATATTCTTATTTGTCTATACCAGAAGAAATATGTAAATTAACTAGAGATTGGCAAACAGACGGATACTAATGAATATTTTAATAACAGGATATAAAGGATTTATAGGACGTAATTTGTTTGCATATTTACAAACTAAAGGACATACTGTAGAAGGTTATGATTATATAGAAAATTCTTTCCCAGATCCATCAAAATATGATTGGATAATTCATTTAGGAGCAATTTCTAAAACTACTGAAACAAATGTAAACAAAATAATGAAACAAAATTATGACTTTAGTATGAGGTTGTTACAATTATGTGATACTATGGGAACAAATTTTCAATACGCCAGCTCTGCTAGTGTATATGGAACTACAGGAAATTTTAATGAAGAAGGTCCTGTTTATCCTATGAATGCTTATGCATGGAGCAAATATTTCTTTGATCGTTTTGTAGAATCTGTAGATAAAGATGGATTTCAAATTCTTGTTCAAGGATTTAGATATTTTAATGTGTATGGTCCTCATGAAGAAGATAAAAAAGATCAAGCGTCACCTATAACTAAATTTACAAAACAAGCTAAAGAAAATAAAGTAATTAAAGTTTTTGAAAATAGTGAAAATTATATGAGAGATTTTGTTTGTGTAAGTGATATATGTAAAGTACATGAACAAATGTTAACAACAGATACAAGTGGTATTTTTAATGTAGGTACTGGTAAGTCTACTAGTTTTTTAAGAATAGCTAAAATTATTGCTGAAAAATACAATGCCAAATTAGAAACAATACCTATGCCAATAAATTTAAGCAAACAATATCAAACTTATACTTGCGCCGATTTAACAAAATTAAATAAACATATAGACATTAATTGGAAAACAGTTAAGGAATTTATCGATGATCAATAAACTAGGTAAAAGAGAAATGGGTTGGGGCTATGAATTAATATGGGCATCCAGCGACAAATACTGTGGAAAAATTATGGTCTTTACTAAAAAAGGTGCAAAATTTAGTATGCATTTTCATAAAGACAAAGATGAAACTTGGTTTTGTAATAGTGGAGTATTCAAATTACATTGGATTGATACTAAAGATGCAACCTTATATACTAAAGAATTTAAAGAAGGTGAAACTTGGTACAATCCACCATTAATGCCTCATCAATTAGAATTAGTATCTGATCATGGTAGCGTATCCGAAGTTAGTACACCTGATCATTCTGAAGATAATTATAGAGTTATAAAAGGCGATAGCCAATCCAAAAAAGACAATCCTGAAAAGAAATAATTACGCTTGAGCTTCTGACCAACGCAGTGTAACTGTACCGTTAACTGCTCCAGCACCTGATGTTCTGTATACGTTAATTGCTAACGCATCTGGACCATTAGGAAATGTTCCTCTTCCACCTAATGTAGTATTAGTCAATTCCTTGATCGGATGAAGAGATAATGTTGCTCTTTCACCTGGCTGTGCAACGAATGAAAAGATCGTTTCACCTGGTTGTGCATATGGTGGATTACCAAATAAGAACGTAACACTTGCACCTGCGGCAATAGCCCCGGTAGACGTTTGTGAAAACGTTACTTTGTAATAATTTGTACCACCACTAACTGGACCATATCTTGCTATTGGATCCACACTAATAACTGATGTACCAGCTGGAAAATTAGCGTCTTCTAATTCTGTACCTTGTGTGGCATTTGAAGCTTCCCATGAAGTTGGATCCATGTACAAGTAGTTTGTATTAGTTAATGTACCTCCCATAGAAAACGTAATAGGTGTTCCCATTGGAATACCACCGTGATTATTACTGTAGTATGCTAGGTAGTAATAAGAATATTCATAAAGCTCTGTAATAATTGTATTTGCAGGGAAACTACCACCACTTACTGAATCTCCCACTTTAATATTTCTGTCATCAAAACCATTGTTGTTTCCTGGACCATCTTCTTTTAACCAGTATGAATAATTGTTATACCAAGTACCCATGTTCCACCAGTTGTTTGTAACTTGAGTTGAAATTGCCGCCGATGTGTCTGCTGTTGCTGTAACCTGAGTTGCACCACCGTTCCAGTTAACCGAACCACCTGCCGCTATTTGAGCAAATGATGGTTGACCACCTTGTGCAGTTCCTGACAGTCCCGTCCAACCTATATCACTTGGATCAATTGGATAGTTTTGAGGATTAATAACCCCTTGTACAACTAGTGAACCTGGATTAGTAGCTTCAGGTTCAGTTGTAATTTCTATACCTTCAAGTAGCAACTGGGCTCTGTTAAGCAAGTCTCTATCTCCAAGGTCTCCTGTTAAAGCGTTAGCAACTGATGGTGCTAATCTTATTAGGAACACAGTTTTTTTCGTAGTTGATAATTCTAAATTCGTTGCTGAGTAACTAAACAGATATCCACGTTCTTCATCAAAGTCACCATCTGTTATGTAAGATGATCCCCAGTGTGATATAATTGGACTTGCTGAGTTACTAATTAATACAACTCCTGTATTTCTAAAGTGTTCAGCCGCCGGACCTGCTGTATATGATCTAGTAGCTCCTGCAGAAAAGTTAGTTAATTGAGTTGCTCTAGTAACACCTGTTAATTTATTACCAGTAACAGTTGTGTATGTTATAATTTCATTATCTATATAAAGTGTTCCGCCACCTGGTGGGAAGAAAGAAGCATCTATTAATCTTATTGTTGTATCTCCTGCAGTTAAATTATCTGAAAGTTTACCATTAGGACCTTCATTTGTAACTTCATAACGTACAGGTTGGTTACCTGTTCTCATATATGCTTCTGTATTGATGTTAGAATTTCTCATTCTGTGACAGAAAATAAAGTTACCATCACCACCTCTAGTCATATAGTCAATAAATCCTGCTCCATACCAGGACATTTGTAAACCGATCATCTGCATCTTAGATACATTTAAATCATATCCACTAGCTCCTGTTCCGTCTACTCTATCTAAATTCCAGTTAGCTTGTTTAACTTTTTTATCAAATACTAAACAACTTTTAACACCAGATGAAGCATTAACTCCTCTATAGTCTGGAGTAACATTCATTGTTACATTATCCGTAACACTAGATACAACGTGAGTCATACCTCTTATTACTATTCTATCACCTGCTTTTAATTGTTCTCTAAATCTTGTTCCTGTTCCTGCAATTGTATTAGAATCAGGATTTACTGAAATTGTTCCTGCTAATTGTCTTGTAGCTGTTCTTTGTACAAGATTTAAGTTTACACCATCATATTCCCAGAAAATTCCATTTTGATCATCAAATATACCTGATCTTACAGTTGCACCATTCCAATTTTTTAATGATACTTGTGGTTGATCTTTAAATTCTGGAGTTAACATACTTAAAGTACTTTGAGCAGTAACTTTAAATGTTCTTTCATTTACTATTTGAGTTACTGTATAATCATCATTAAATTCTTGTTGTGCTATTCCAATTAATGTTATAATTGCACCAACTTGTAAACCGTGATCAACTTCATCTGTAGTAACTGATATAACTGAACCAAGTGTTTTACCTTCTGCTACAATATTTAAAATATCATAAGAAGGAGCAAACAAGGCACCCGTTGTATACATTATACCTTTACCTGATTGATATCTAATATATTTTTTAGATTGTCTTATCGCCTGTGCACCATGTTGTGGTCCACCTGTTCCTAATTGTACACCTCCATCAAATGGTCTATGTACGAAGAATGAATCTGGTCTAACATATACGAATCCAGACCAATCCTGATCCGTAATTTGTCCTGGAGCTCTAGCTTGGAATCTTAATTGATTAGTTGCTGGAAGTTCTGTAACAAGGAATGGTCCTGATGCTAATAAATGATTATTACTTCCATTATCAGATCCAATAGTTACTAAGAAACCATCTCCTGGAACTAAACCGTGTGGTGTTAAAAATTGTACTTGTATTGTTGCTATCGCACTATAAGTTATTGTAGATGAAGAAGGTAAAACTTGTGTAGTTGCATCTGATAAAGTAATAGATGAATAAACTGATACACCTGTTCCTGTTACTGCACTACCTGAATGAGTACATTGTGTTATACCACCAAATGAATTTACAGCTTGAACAGTAATACTGCAATCATGCGTAGGTGTTCCTCCACCTAAACTTGAACCGGAAACTACAATTTGATCTCCTACATTATAACCTGTTCCTAAAGATGAAACTGTTGCTTCTGTATATGTAGTTGATGAATCATTTGTATATGATCTAGTTATGTAGAATACTGCTCCAACACCAGCCTGTGGTCTATTACTTCCACCTATTAATGTTCCTACAGCACCAGTACCTGTGTTAGCACTTCCAGTAGCAGTTACGCCTGTTATTCCGCCTGTTGATACTGCATCTATTGATGTAATTTCTAATGATAAATCATTTCCTGGTGAAGCACCATATAATGTTGATCCAGAAATTTTAACTATTTGTCCTACCCAGAAATTTGTACCTGCCTGTGCAATTGCATCTACAGTATAATTTCCACCTGAAATACTAATATCAAATGCTTCACCTTGACCTATTCTTTTTGATGTAGGTGCATTTGTATATGTTTGAGTATTAGCCGCGGTTCCTGTTACTGCACTAATGGCTGTAATACCACCTGATCCGTCAACTGTTGAAATAGTAAATGAAGCGTCATTGCCAGGTGTTGCACCACCTAAGTGTGTTCCTAAAATTGTTATTTGTTCTGTTCCTACAAATCCTGATCCTATCGCTACTACTGTGGCTGTATAAGCTGTTCCTACTCTTTGAATTGTAAATGTTGCACCTGTACCTGATTGGTTTGTAGTCCATCCTGGTATCGTTGAACCATCCCATTCTGGTATTTCCGTATATGTTACGTCTCCATCAGTTCCTGTTCCACTAACAGCTAATCCTGTAATAGACCCGTCTGCGTCTACGCTAGACACTCTAACGTATGCATCATTGGTCGTATTAACTCCGCCCAAAGCCGAACCAGAAACTTCTAATATATCATTTACTACATAAGCCATTGATTCAGGTCCTGGTAAAGCATTACCACTATCTGTCCAATTACCTTGTACAATTGCGTCATTGGCTCCTAATGCTGTATCCAATGTAATTGTTAAATCGTGTGTAGGAGATAAGCCTCCTAATGTTGTTCCTGATATTTTTAATTCTTGACCTAATGTATAATGTTCTCCAACTGACGTTACTGTAACATTACTATAGCTACCACCACCGCCTGCGTTAGTAACACTAAATTGAGCTCCTGAACCTACATAGTTGTTAGCTGATGTTAATCCAGTCCAGGATTGTGTGTTTACGGCTGTACCTGTAGGTGTAACACTTGTTATTCCACCTGAACCGTCTACAGTTGCAACTGTTAATGTACAATCATTTGTTGTTGATGCACCACCTAAATTACCACCATCAATTGTTATAGTATCATTTTGTGCGTAATTTGTTCCTAATCCTGTTATAACTGCTGAATAAGTTGTACCTGTTCTTGTTACGTTAAATTGTGCTAATGTTCCTGAACCACTTGTAGTAAATGCTGGGTTTGAGTATGTTACTACTGCATCAGGAGCCGTACCTGCAGATGAATGACCTGTTATTACTCCTGAACTTTCACCAGTAACTCTAATTAATAATTCATTAGTATCTCCAACTCCACCAAATTCTGTTCCTGCAAATCTTAATGAATCATTAACAATGAAACCAGTTCCACCATTTGACATTGTAACGGCACTAAAAGTATTATTCAATATTGTTATGTCCCAAATAGATCCAGCACCATTACCGCCTGCGTATGCAGGAGTTATAGCTGTATATGTTTTACTTGCCAATGCTACTGAATATGTTCCAGCTGTTTTAGTAATATTAAATGTGCCGCCTGTTCCTACGCCACCTGGTACACTACCAGTTGCGTTTGATACTGATCCTGTTCCGTCAAATGCAGTTCCTGAATAACTGAAAGAAAGAATTTCTCCTGCAGTATCTACACTATCTACATTAATTGTTAAATCGTTTGCTGGTGTTGATGCACTTAAAGCCGTTCCAAGAATTGTTATTGCATCACCTACTTGATAATTTAGACCAGTTACAGATATTGCAACAGTATAAGTTCCACCAGTCCAACTTACATTCCAAGTTGCACCTGAACCATTTGGTGATCTGTTTAATCCAGCAACATTTTGATAAACTGTTTGATCACCTATTAAACTTGATTGTAAGGGACTTGATAAAGTTAAAACCATTCCATTAACGTTTATAATATTTGTACCAAACCCATCACCTCTATCCATTACAGAATTTTGTAAAATACCAGCCGCATCTACGACTTCAACTTGAGTTACACCTGAAGCATAATCTCCTTTAATTTTTGGACTAACTATTGCTCCACCTGAACCTGTAATTGCTGTAATTTGTGTACCAGTTGCAATACCTGTTCCTGCCACTGGTGCTCCTGTTGGAGGAGCTGTTCCAGTAAATGGAACAATTGTTTGTCCTGATAATACTTTTAATGAAGTTGCAACTGATCCACTTGATCCTTGAGTTACAACAGAGAAAGTCGGTTCTCCTAAATCTGCTCCAGTATAAAATGCACCTTTACGCATTTGAGTAAATTTAGTTGATATGACCTGTGCGTTTGATGTTCCTACTTTTGCTTTTGCATAGTAATTAAAAATTTTATTAGATGTTATAGCATTTACAACAAATGACCCTTGGGCTCTACCTGCCCCTTCTACTCCTGATCCTGCAAAACCTATAATAGTTAATGGATCTCCTGCTAACATGGAGTGAGGACCAACTGTTGTTACAGTTATTAATGATGCACCTATTCCTGCTGTACCAGTTGATGCGTCAGTTGTTACTGATGCAATATCTACATCTGTTCCCGGTACTTCGTAAATTGATGGATAACCTCTTTGTGTTGCAATCGCTTGCCACTTGGTTGGCTGTAGTCCATACTCAAAGTCAGCATCTATCATTGATTGTGGTTTTGCAATTCTAAATCTTTCAATTGCGTCAGTACCAAAATCAAATGGTCTTGTTTTAAGTTCTCCGCCTTCTATAAAAATAGATACTGCATCAGTTAATGAGTGTGTACTAGTATCAGCATTTAAAAATATTGTAGTTACAGTATCACTACCTTGTAAGAATGCTTTAAAATCATCATCTTCTTCTTTTTCATATTCTACTGTACAACCAAGACTTGCATCTGCAAAATTATATAATACAGTATTTCTTGTAGTGTTTGTAATTAATAAAATATCTTCATGATTAACTTGTCCACCTGGATTAACAACTTTTAAACTAGATACTTCATTTTTTTCTAATGTTGGTAAATTATCTAAACCAAATTCTTTTACATCAGCAATAATATTTGACAATGTTACTATTCTACTTGCCGCATTTGATTCAGAAAGAGTTCCATCTGTAAATTGTGTAGTAACAACTGGGCTTTGTTTTGATCTTGTAACTGCACCTGTAGTAGCACTTACAAAAGTATGTGCTGTTGTATTACTTGATATTCCTACGTTTACAGTAATTGAATCTGCACTTATTCCTGTAACTAAAACTGGTTCATTATAGGCATAGTCAGCCCCACCTGGTGCATTCGAGCCTGTTGCTCTTGGATATGTATGATTTGATCCATGGTTATCCATAGCACACGTAAACGTCAAACTATTTGTATTAATTCTAATATATTGACCAACTGTTATTGGGTGTGTTCCAATAGTTAATGTCATTACTCCAGTTGTAGGTGTGTATACTGCATTTGTTGGAGTGAAGTTTACTGATCTATTTGCTAAAACGTAATTAGTTATTAAATCTCTAACCCAATTTGTTGCGGCAATTTCTGGTTGTCTATCACCATCTATCTGAGGAGTTGTTCCAACCCAGAATTTAGAAGCAATAAATCTTGTTTGTTTGTTACCATTGTAACGTAAATCATTAAGATATGCATCAAGAATAAATTGATAATCTCTATTACACTTGTCTGTATTATAAGTAAAATTTTCAAATTTATAAGAGCTACTTATTAAAGCTGGTAATTGAAGATATCCATTGTCAACTGTATTAATTAATTGACCTAATTTTGTATCATAATCTGTAACACCGGCACTTTCAGCATTTGTTCCTGTTAAATCTTGTATTGTTCCACTTTGTACAGATCCAGAAGAAGCACTTACAAAAGTATGTGCTGATGTATTACTAGATACTCCTACATTTATAGTAATTGACATTGAATCTTTAGCTGTAATTTTAACTGGTTTATTATAAAAATAATCAGCACCACCGGGTGCGTTTGAACCAGACGCTCTTGGATAACTGTGATTTGTTGCATTGTTGTCCTTTGCACACGTAAAAGTTAAACCAAGTGTACTAATTCTAACAGATTGTCCAACTGTTAAAGTGTGAGCACCAATAGTTAAAATCATATCACCAGTTGCTGGCGTATATGTTGCTCCTGTAGGAGTGTAAGATGTACTAGTTTGTAAAGAACTAAATGCACTTCCAGGTAAAATATAATCTTTTATAAGTGTTCGCATATAAGTCCAATATGCGATTTCAGGATCTCCACTATTAGCTAATTGAAGTACACCATCTATAAAATATGTTCCTGTTTGAGTTCTTAAATTTTCATTACCACCATATCTAACGTCACGTGCAATAGCATCTACTACTTTTTCTACATCTGCTTCTATAGTGTCTTCAGTTTTAGTGAAACCGGCAAATGGTGCAACGTTACCTGCAACTTGTGCCGCCACCCAAGCCCATACTTCATCTTTAATAAAAGTTCTATTGTTTGTAATTCTGTTAGATGTATTAGGATATATATCTGCTTTTGTATGTAAATTTGTTTTTTCTAAGATGTACCCCATCATCTCATCTTTAATCCAGTCTACGTTTTTAGAGATAAGATTGTGAGCAATAGGATAATTATTCCCGCTTTTAGGAATTCCTGTTTGAAATATATAATTTTTTAATTTTTTCTTAGCCATTTAAATTATTCCTTTGCACACTCACACTGTTTGTCTTCCGTACATAAACAAGGATCACAAGTACAATTTTCGCATTTACATTTTTCGTTTTCGCAAGCCATTTTTTATACTCCTAACGCAATAGAATAAACCATACTAGTTGCGTCCACATAAGTTTTATTGGTCAAGTGTTTACCTGTTGAAGGCGCATTTTCGCCCGATGCCTGTAAAAATCCAGCATTAGCAGGTGTTGTTGTACCAATTGTAGTACTATTTAACGTTCCTGACGTCGAAACGAGAGTAGTAAAAGACCCAGCTTTAGGAACAGATTGCCCTACAGTTACATTATTTAAAACTCCTGTTGCTGTAGGATTAATTGTTAGTGTTCCACTTATTTGCGGGCTTATAGTTACGTCTGAATTAGGTGTTATTGATACTTCACCAGATGTTGTTAAATTTGATGCATTAACATTTACATTGTTTATAGTACCACCGCCAGCTGGATTAATATCTACTGTACCAGTACCTGTAGGACTAATTGTTATAGTTGCATCTACACCTGAACTTATTAAATTTCCTGTATTAAGAATAGAACTAAATGATCCAATTCCTGTTACCGTAGGATTAGTTATATTCATTGCCGCATTAGGTATTTTGTCTCCATCACCATAAAATATTTTATCTGGGGCATCAATTGGTACTATAAAACTTAAAAGTCCTTTAGTTTTTGCTTGAGCACTTGCTCCTGATACAGTTGAAGCTGTAGGAATATCTAAAAATGAACTAGGTGTTGCTGTTTCATTTACTTTTGTTTGAATGCTTGTTTTTACAGCTCCTTCCCAAGATTGTGCTACATTAGGATAGCCATATAATGCTACTGCACCTGAATTATAAGAATATAAACTTGCTCCATCACTTTGTAGTGTTCCAGATGTTAATTTACTTTGACTAGTACCAACGGCTTTTGCCCATCCATATATTGTAGTTGCCGCTGTTAAAATAGTTTCGCCTGCTACAACTCCTCCATTAAATGGATACGCTAAATCTTCTTCACCATGAAACATTACAACTTTTGATTTAGTTAAAGGTGTTACAGGTGTCCAAGAAACTGCTGTTGAATCTCCTAGATTAGATAAAGCCATTTTGTAGAAAATGTTTGTATTTTCTCTATATTGATCTTCATTAAATAATGCTGATTCAATAATTACATTTTTAATATTTGTTTTTGTTGTTTGTAAAGCATATTGGTGTGCCATTTGACCACCAAGTCCTTGTCCATGAATTGAAATTTCTCTTATATCTACGTTATCAAAAGTTGCTAACTTATCTATTATTGCATCAAGATATGCTATATCATCTGCTTTACTAGATGAATATCCAACATTCCATTCTTTACTATAACCTTGAGGAGCAACTATAATTTTATCTGTTAGATAATTTAAATGTGTAATAGCATTTCCGGATGATTGATTTGCATTGTGTAAAGATATAATTACAGGAATTTGTTTACCTTCTAAGGATGTTCCAACAGTATTAGGTACAACAACAGTTACAGGTCTACTATATGCTGTTGTTTCTTGTTGCCAAGTTTGTTGAACTGTCCATGTATCAGTTGAAAGATTTTGTCCATTAATACTTGTAGTATGTGATAACCCAGTATTATAAAGCTCACCAGGTACTGAATTATTATTTGTATCAGGTGCAAAAATATTAAATGTAACAGATGTAGTATCAAGGCTAAAAACGTAAGTTGTACCTCTTTTTAAATCAAGAACAGGATTTGATCCTAAATTATTGCTTTCTTTATCTGTAATACTAAAATTATTTGTAGATTCTGTAACTGTATAATCTATAGAGTCAGTCGCAGTTGGAGTATATGTATTAGTAATTGTTCTTACTATTACATTACCAAGATTGTCAACCGTAAATCCTGGACTCTTAAATCCATAGTTTGCTTCAAACTGTTTATAATTTACTGCCATAGTCTTTATACTCTATATTTATCAAAATATAACTTCATATATTATGCACCACCTACCAAAGCATTCATTGTTTGATAATATGTTGCTTTGAAAATAGCTTTTGAACCGTCATATTTTGTTGTTGATGTTTTTTGTTCAGGATCTAGTTTTAATTCTACATAAGAATTAGTAACTGTACTAGTTAATTTTACTAAATCATTTCCTAAATTTGATCTTCCGTAAATTGTTACAGAACTATTTGATGGGCTACCTACTACTAGTGCTCTAATAATTTCTTTATTATTAGTATCATAGTCTATAGATATTGTATATTCTGCAGAACAAAAAGTTCCAACATGAAATCTGTCTAAAATTAATCCTTCTACAACTGTAGCATACGGACCATTATATGAAAAATTTAACCCATTTTTCATTAATAGCGTATTTTTATCGCCTTTTCCAAATAGTTTTGACACATCAAACATATGAAGATTCCTTCTTTAAGTGTATTTACCAATTTTATTAGGATAAAGTTTAAGTAGATATTGGGCTTAACGGGTATTTTTACCGTGTTTTATCATTCTATTGACAGATGCAATAACTTGTTGCTCTTGTTGGTCATTCATCTCCATAATACCCTCGTTTATACGGTCTGAAAATTCATCTACAGTAATTCTTATAGGGCTATAAACACGGTCTTCTTTGCCCAAATCAATGACATCAAATTTTTCATAATCTGGAAATGATGTATTAATAGGAAATGTAGATCCTATAATAGATGTTGTAGTTGTGTCAAAAGTATAAGCCATATGTGCACCTACACTGTCACATCCTACAAAGTGATCACATTGTCTAATTACAGCCATCCATATTCTAATATGTACGTTTTGTGGTGTAGCTACAGGTGATGACATATGCTTATTAAATTCTAATGGTGTTTCTGTCATAATCATTACAGCATATTTTTTAGATAACTTTCTTACTATATTATAAAGATTTTTAGTTTCCATACTTCTGCCGGTAATGTCAACTACATCTTTATCTTCTTTTCTAACACCTCTTCCAAAGGGTTGAATAACAATTATTTTATCTTTTTTGCATTTTTCTTTTACTTCAGTTAACATTTTTCGAGCATATAATAGTTCATCTTTGCTTAATCTTATTGTAGGTTTTTGTAATTCTCTTATACCTTTATTATTAATTGCAATATCATATGCTTGAGCAAGACTACATTTTTGAGTATAGTATTCCCATACTCTATATGGTTCAGGATTAATACAATTTCTATCTTTTATTAATTCTTTAAAAAGTCCTTTATGCCAATTGTCATATGTTTTATAATATAATGTTGGATGACCTTTTAAAACATCAGTTCCACCTTCACAAATTATTACAAAATCATCATTAGGATTTTCTTTTTCAAAATTTTCTAATGCAGGTATGGAACTAATCATTCTTCCAGCACCGCCATTTAAAAAGATAGCACTATTTCTTAACATTTTTTACCTTTATCATTTTTCCATATTCTGGAAGATACAAATATTCTAAAAGAGATTGTTCAAGAGTCCATATAGCGTCTTCTAATGTTTCTACAAGTGGTTCTCCAGCTAAATTAAATGACGTATTAAACACAATTGGTATTTTTGTTTGATTATAAAACTCTTTAATTAATTTATAATACAATGGATTTTGTTCTTCTTTAACTGTTTGTATTCTACAAGTACCATCTACGTGTATAATACTAGGAATTTTTTCTGCTATTCCTTCTTGACAATTTACAGCATACATCATATAAGGACTTTCTTCCATTCCTCTTAAATCAAACCATTCGTGTACGTGTTCATGTAATATAGATCCTGCAAATGGTCTAAAATATTCTCTTCGTTTAACTATATTAACAAAATCTTTACCATCTTTAAATGAAGGATCAAATAAAATACTTCTGTTACCTAATGCTCTTGGACCACTTTCTGATTTTCCTTGAAACATTGAAACAATATTTTTTTCTATCATTAATTTAACTACATCTTTATCGTTTGCGTCCATCAATTCAACACCAGGTTTATTTGCTAATTTTTCTATTTCTTCTAATGTATATTTTCTTTCTGGACCTTGACATAATGTAGTAAGTGGTCTTTTTGTCATATCTTCTGACATACCATAATAAAATAAAAGAGCCGCTCCAATGGCTGTTCCGGCGTCATTTGATACTGGTTCAACAAATAAATTAATTCCATCTTTTCTTAAAGACTCAAGATACCAATAATTTGCTACACAATTTAATCCATATCCACCAGATAATACAACATTTTTTTGACCTGTCATTTCTACAGCTTTATAAATTAATTTTAAAACTTCTGCTTGAGTTTCTGTTTGACAAGCATAGGCTAAATCTCTTCTATTAGGTAGTTTAGTAACATCAGGATTGTCTGTAGGTGTTTCATCTAAATAATCATAAATGCCTTCATTTACTATTGCCGCATTAGGATATGTAGGAATTATTAAATGTCTATTAGATAAAGACATATATTTTATTTCATTATGAAATAATGGAGGAATTCTATCATTAGGTTTTCCATAAGGAAATAATCCCATTGTTTTTCCTGCTTCAATGGCTGAGAATCCACAGTATTGAGTAACTGCTTCATAAACTTTAACAATTCCTGCTACATCTGAAAATAAACATTCATGAGTTTTACCAGGTTCTCCCATTTTAGATGAATCCATTTTTGTCATATGTGCTCCAGGAGACGCAGAACCAGTACCGTAGTGTTTCCATACAGTTGTTATATTATTAGGATATGAACAATCAAAAATAGATTCTATTTCAAACATCCATAAATCTCCTGTAAGTTGATTATTAACAGGCATAAAAGTTCCTGCTCCATCAACAATAACCGAACAGGCTTTATCAAATCCTGATCTATAAAAAGCACAACCGGCGTGTAACTTATGATGAATATGACTTAGGTCAATTACTTGTGGGTGTTGTTTTAAATTTGCTTTTCTATCTATTAAACCTAATTTTCTTGCTATTCCTGTATATACATCATCATGAGTATAATCTACTTTACCAGTAGTAGGATCATCTAATGGTTGTGTATGAGCTACAATTAAATAATCTATTTTGTCAGTATATTTTAATACTTCCATCATTGAACGATAAGGACCACCATCGTATTTGTGTCTAGATAATCTTTCTTCTTCTATTGCAAAAACAATTTCTCCATCTTTTAATAAACATATTCCTGCATTATGTCCTCTGGCTATTGCCGCAATATAACCTGATTTATTCATTTAGTTCTTCCTCGTCAGTTTTTTGTTTTCCTAATATTACATTTACAACATAATCTTCTACTTCATCAGACATCCACATTAATTTTTCATTATGTCTACTAACTTGTTCATCGTTTGTTATTCTTATTGGATCATATTCTCTATCTATTTGTCCCATATCTATAATATTAATTCCTTTTGTTTTAGGATATGATGTATTAACTGGGAACGTTGCACCAATTATTACTGTTGCTTCTGTTCCACCTATATAGGCTAAATGTTGACCTACACTATCACAACCTAAAAAATGATCACAATTTTTTATAATTGCTAACCATTTTCTTAAATCAATTCCTTCAGGCATTGCTACTTCATCTGGATATTTCTCACCTTTTAATTCAATTCCAAATTCTGCCATTAATATAATTGCATAATCTTGTGCTTGTAATTTTCTTATTATACTTTTTAGATTTTTAAATTCCATACTTCGACAAGTTTTATCTACAAAACTATTATCTATTTGTTGAATGCCTCGTCCAAAAGGTTGTAAAACAATTACTTTTTCTTTTTTAAGTTTATCTTTAATTTCTTTAACTGCTTTTTTCCCTGCAAGTAATTCTTCTTGACTTAGATTAATTGTAGGTGCTGATAATTCTCTAACGCCTTTGTTATTAATTAAAATATCAAATGCTTGAGTTATATTACATTTTTGATTATAGTATTCCCATACTCTATATGGCTCTAAACTTATCACATCCATTTTTACAAGTTTAGTGTGGAATAAATTTTTATGACCATAGTCAAATGTTTTAGAATCTAATGTTGGATGACCATCTAAGATATTTTGGATACCTTCTATTACTATAATAAAATCTTTATCGTTAGATTCATTATAGTATTTTTCAAGGGCAGGGATGGCACAAATTATTCTGCCCATTCCCCCATTTAAAAAAAATGCTTTTGGTCTAGATATTGGATTATTTTCAGTCATAATTAGATTAACACTATTACTTATTAGGTACGAATAGTGTAACCTAAAATTCTTGAAATGTGATTAGAAGTATTAAATTATTACACTTGAGGCATTGGTTTGAAAGGAATCTTCCAATGGTCAACTGCCGCGTATTTTGTAGGAATATTATCTACGTATGCTTTGTGATCTACAACTGCTTGTCTTTGTGCCGCTGTATATTTAGGATCTGCCGTATCTGCATCAAGATTAGCTTGTAAACCATCAGCTAATGGTCCTAAAGAATCTAAGAACATTTGTCTAGTTAATGCGTGTGTTCTCATTTGAGGTTTAACAAAAGAACCAGCTGTATATTTCATTGTACCGTGTAAGTAAATTTGAGCTAAAAGGCTATTTTCTTGCCAAGTATATGACCAAGTTTCTGGATTTCCGTCATCATCATTTGTTCCTAATGATTCTTCATAAGCCGCAACTGCACCAGTTGTATAATCTCCTGTAATAAAAGCCGCTTCAAAAGGATTTGCTGTAGCGTCAATTACAACTGCACTGCAACCTGCTGGAACTGGAGATGCTTGTTCGTTTAATTCGGCCATTGAATCAGCTTCAGAAGTTACATTTACTACCCAATCATTTGCATCTACTATTACTTTAACGTATTTAAATCCAACATATTCTGAAGCATGGACAGTATTATCTGAAAAGTTGTCCACGTATGGTTTATTTGGCATCTCAATGTTAAACGCTTTTGTTATCATAATTTTTGTTCCTTTGTTTTAACTATTTATCCTACTCCTGCAATTATTATGCCGAAGCTATAAACTTGATTCTAACTCCTCCGTGTCCTCCACGTATTCCGTGGTCTCTAACGTCTGGACAAGCCATTGGCGGTAGTCCACCTGCTCCTGTTGGTAAGAAATTAGCACATCCTTGTGATTCATAACAACCGCAAGATCTGTCTGATCTCCAACAATAAGCTCTTGGATTTCCTTGTCTTGGTGATTTAGTAGCCAAATTAAGAGCCGCATAATATTGGAATAATTGGTTACCTGACCAGTTAGACATAGGTGTTCCATCTGATTCTGTTTGGAACGTAATTAATGCTCCATTTTCCGCAAAAAGTCCTGAAGGTATAGGAGCGTGTCTTTGGAAGAAACATTTACAGTGAGGGCAACAGCCGAACCAACTAGTACAGCCTATTTGTCCACAACAATTTATATCTCCACCATATGCTAAGGCTTCCCATGCACCATTACACCAGTTACAAGTCATTCCACAATTGTCATTGTTACATCTATTAGTACAGAAACCTTCTGCACTGTAACAACAATAGAAAGATGTACCAGTTGTACACATAGATTTTCCACCATATCCACCTCTTGCACACATACAACCATCTGCACTTCCAGTAGTTGTTATGTAACATAATTGAGTTGAATCACTACATCCTGAGTGACAAAGTGGGTGAGCTCTACAAGCCATTCCTAAAGTAGCTGTAATTGTATCACCTTGATTTACTTGAATTGTTTTTTTAGAATATGCTCCTGCATTACCTGGTAATCCATCTCCGCAACAACACATACGAGAACCAGATCCACCAGCTCCCCAAATTTCTACAATAGCTTTTCCATCTGCTATAGCTGTCCAACAAACACCATTACAAAAATTAGCAAATTGAGTACCCGGAGAATATGCATAAATGTAACCTTTTTCTAGGTTATTTTCTGACATACTTGCCGGTTGTCTTGTTGTTAATATGTTTTTTAATGTTGCCATAATAATATTTATTCCTTTTTACGAAGCTATAAACTTAATTCTTAATATTCCGTTTCCACCTCTCCATGCGTGATCTCTATATCCATCGCACGGTGTTGGTCCTTGTCCTGGTATTCCTCCTGGAAAGAAGTGAATACATCCTTGATCTTGATAACAACCGCAAGAGTCATTACCTGTCCAACAAGCGTTGTAAGGTGAACCTTGTGTAGGACTTCTTGTCATTAAATTAAGAGGTTCCATAACTCCCATAATTCCGCCTGAACCTGAGTGATAAACTTTTTCACTATCTTCATCGTGTGCGTATTGAACTTCTCCACCGCACTCTGAAACCATTCCAGGTGGAACTTTAATTACTGCAATATATCTACAGTTACAGTTTGGTTGACATCCTCTAAAGTAATAACAACTAAATCCACCATAACAGTTTACATCTCCGCCATAAGCAAATGCACAATAATCTGCACCGTCATAACTGTTTCCACCATCATCTCTATAATTACAAATTATTCCACAATAAGTGCTTCCACCTTGTGTATGACAATAATTTTGTGCTACAAAACAACAATATAATGCATTACCAGTAGAACAAATAGAACATCCTCCTTGACCACCTTCAGAACAAATACATCCATCTGCTCCGCCGGCAAACCAACAAACTTGAGTTGGTTCTGAACGTCCTCTGTGACTTAAAGTATCTGAGTTACCGCATGATAAACCAATAACTGAACAAACAAAACAATCTGACCAACTTGCACCAAAAGCCGCTAGTTGTTTTTTAGCATAACCACCTGGGTTACCTGGTATTCCTCCACCGCAACAACACATTTCTGCACCTGATCCAGCCGCTCCCCAAACTTCTAAAAGTGCTGTACCGTTTGCAGGTGGTTTCCAACATACGTGACATTGGAAGTTTGTGTTATAATCGTTGGAAGGATAAAAAGTATAAATTGTACCTTTTTCCAGGTTAGTTTCTCCAGCCGCTATCCCATCATATTTTGTTTGCAATAATGTCGTTAATGATGCCATAATTTTATCCTATCCTGTAATCCATTTAATTCTAACTCCACCATGGCCACCTCTGTTTGCGTGATCTCTTACTCCATCGCAAGGCATTGGTCCGTGACCTCCCATTCCTACTGGAACGTGTGGTATACATGGATCTGCTTCATAACAGTTACAAGCCTTACTTGCTCCCCAGCAAGTTGCCCAAGGTATTCCACCAGTTGGGAATCTTCCAGCACCTAGTGATGCTTCCAATTGGTGACCTCCGTGACCTGACCATTGTGAAAATCCATTATTATTTTCTGTATTGTAAGTGATATATGCTCCGTTTTCACTGAACATTCCTGCCGGTGTCGGATTGTGCCAGTGGAATTGACAAGGACAACTTGGGTGACAGCCAAATGCTGATACACAAGAAGTTCTTCCTGGACACATTATATTTCCGCAATATCCTTGAGCGATATGTTTTCCATCGCACATATTACATACAATACCGCAGTGATCGTTTTCAGTTTTTGTAACACAAAAACCGTTTGCTTTATAACAACAATAAAATGATTCGTTTGAAGAACAGTAAGAAACGCCACCTGCTCCACCTTGAGCACAAATACAAGTACATCCACCTGCTGTGCCATCTTTGGAAATATTCATGAAAGTTGGTTCAGAGCAACCTCTGTGACATAATGTATCTCCATTACCACAGGATTGACCAGTACATCCGCAAATATAACCATTAGCCGCTAATGAGATAGTTCTTTTTACGTATGCCGCTGAATTACCAGGTAAGCCAAATCCGCAACAGCACATTTCTGCACCACTACCACCAGCTCCCCAAACTTCTATTGTAGCCGTTCCTGCTTCACCTGGGTGAAAACAAAATCCGCACCATAATCTCGAATAGTTGGCACCTTGAGTGTAGACATATATTCTACCCTTCTCAAGATTTTCTTCGCCAAATGCTACGAAAGTATCTTGTTTAGTTCCTAATAATCCTCTAAGACTTGTTGCTGGCATATCTACCTTTTTTAAAACTCCTTACAATATTTTAATGGTTAATGTTATATAATAAAAATATTATACAGCACCTACTATCCATCCATAAGTTGCACCAGTATAGATTAAAGTCATAATAGCACCTGCTAAATCGACTGTTAAATCTTCTGCTGAACCTTGGATAAGAGCACCATTTCTTCCAACTGTTATGTTATTAGTTCCTGCTTGAGCTGTTGCGTCAATAATTTGTATTGTATCATTAACTAACAAACCTGTACTAACTGGTAGAGTAATTGTAAATGCTCCACCTGTTGAATCAGCAAGAATTCTATCATTAACAGAGGCACTGTAAGTAGTATTAACCTCTTTGGTTACTACTCCAGCAGTTCCAGTTGTTGAAATATATCTTCCCATTTTTGCGTCCTTTTTTCCTTATTTTAATTATTTATGCATTTTAGACTGATTTAAGTATTATACATAGTATAATATTATAATCCAGTTTCAATGCCCATTGCTACTGCGGCTACGTTAGCGCCTGATGACCATACAACTAGCTTTTGACCAGCTGACATCACTAAACCTGAACGTTCTAAAACCCCTGCTGACAGAATTTCAACGTTGTGTTCAACGTATTCTGAAGCGTCTGGGGTTGCCGCATCTGCCACTGCCATTTTGATAGTGACAACTTGGTTACCTCTATTACAGATAGACACAGTAGCTACGGTAAAAGTATCCGCAGGTACCGTGTAAACTACGGTATCGGTACTGGCCACCAAGTCTGCTTTGCCTAATCTTCCTGAAGCCATGTGTTTTATCTCCTTGTTTAAATGTTTTAACTATTTATTAACTATGGATCAAGTAATTCATTGCCAATGGCGCTCCTGCAACTCCTTTTTTGAAGTTAACACCAGCGTTAATTTGGATACTTGCTCCTGTTGTTGTACTTATTGTATTACTAGTGATCACAATTTGACCAGCAGTAATAGTATTTACGTTAATAGCACTTGCACCACCACCAATTTGTGATGAAACATATGTTCTTATCGCTCTTTGTGTTGGTACAATTTTGTCGCTATTTGCCGCAAATGTACCGTCAGTAGAGAATTCATTAACAGAAGCAGATGTTCCGCCTAGTGTTAAATCTCCTAACTGAAGTTCTTGTAATCCTGAAATGTTAAATGCATCTGCATTTAATGATGCAATACCAGTCGCCTGTTGTACTGAGAACAAGTCACCAACTCTAAAGTTACCGTCTTGGTCAGTTGCAGTAAAGAATACTCTACCACCACCTCTTTCAACAGTTTCTCTTTCTTGGTCGTTAGTTCTATTTGGCGTTCCAGGATAATTTGTAGATGCTTGGTTACCAGTTCCTACTCCTAGGAAATCGTGACCAGTTAATCTAACTTGTGAATATCTAAGTCTAACAGATAAACCAGTTCCATGTGCTGGAGCTTGAGCGGCTGTCATTTGTGGACTAATTTGTAATAATGCTGAATATGGAGCTTGAGTACCACGTAATTTTTGTACACTTACTAATTTAAAGTATGGATTGTTTAATCCTTGTGTAGTTGGTACAGAAGTTAAACCATTTTCAATTACATCATTTAAAGTTTTAATTAAACTTGTAACTTTGTCTTTTACACCTAACTCACCATTATTAGAATTAGTTGTTTGTGATGTAACAACTGGACTTTGTGTTGTTGTCCAAGCTACGTTATCTAAAATATAATCGTTAAGCATTTCTTTTACTTTGTTATTAACTGCAACTGCGTATGCTTGTTCACCTGCCGCTAATTGAGAAGTAACACCTTGCCAGTATGCTTTAGCAACTCTAATAGTTTCTGTATTACCACCGTATTTTATATCATATGCCATTGCATCAATTTCATATCCAACATCTCTTTCGCATTTTGTATTTTGTCCAGCATTGTGTATTCCTGGATAAGTTGTATTAAACCATGCTATTACTTCATCTTCTATATAAGCCTTGTTTGCAGTTATAAGAGTATATGCATAAGGAAATGTTTCAGTTGAAATTCCATCAAATTCTAGATTTGATCCTGTTTGTGGAACTTTTGATAAACCTTCTACTTGAATATATCTTCCGTTTTGGAATTCATCTCTGTGTCCACCAAATGGTGTTGCAGTTCCACCTGAAGTGTATGTTGTAAAGTTTGTAGAATCTAATCCAGCAGTTAAATCATCGTTAGTATATAATCCAAATGTATCTACTGTTAATGTTTTAATGTAATACCATACACCTGTGTTTAATTCTGACATTCCACCAACACTTGCAAATGTTACTTTAGTTCCGTCAACTAGATTATGTCCTGCTGATGTAACAACAGCTACAGTGGCTTGTGAAATAGCTGTTATGTTTTTAGCTGTAGGTTCTTCTGTAATTGTTACACTTGCAGTATTATAAGCTGTTCCACCTGCAGTGAAAGTTGGTTGACCTAGTACACCATCATCTATGTATGATTGTACTGGAGCATCTGTAGTATTATTAGGATCAGTAAATGTTACTGCTGGTGCTGAAGTATAACTTGCACCACAATCTATAATTCTTACTGAAGAAATCTTTTCAGAAGTTACAATTGCTCTTGCAACTGCTTGTCTAACTGCTGTACTACCATCATTATTTGGAGCACCAATAACTACTCTAGGTTCTATTGTATATTCTGTTGTAGCATCTAAAAGAGTTTCAACTGCGTCTCCGCCATATCTTTCCCATCCTGCCGCGTCGTCTGAATATTTTTTAACAGTTGCAACTTTACTTGCAGAATTGTAAGCGTCGATGTATGCATATTGACCTACACCTTTACCTTTTGTAATCCATATTGCCATACCTGTGTATGCACCACTGGCGTTACTATCTGCGTTAGCTATTGTAATTTGTGTAGCTGTACCTGTTTGTGCATTGTTAGTAGCAGACATATATGTCGCACCACCAAGGTTACTTGTTACTGTATTAGTTTCTAATAATCTAATTTTGTAAACACCACCAGTATTATAAGTTGCAGTTTCACCTGTAATTCCATAACCATCTCCTGATATTGTAAGTGTAGCACCAGAATATTGTCTTCCAGCATTATTATATTCGAATGCTAAAATTTTATTACCATCTGTCATTACATTGGCAACATCTGCGTCTTCACTATGATTATCAACTGTTCCTGTTATAGCAGTTTCAGAAGAATCAACTCCTTCTGCAACGCAACCATAGTCACCATAAGATGAGTTACCGTTTGTAGCACGAAGTTTTCCACCATTTTCTGATAGATAACCGATGTGTGCGTAATAAGAAAATACTGATACAAGTTCTACTCTACCTAAATTTGTAATCCATGCACCTATACCATCATCACATAATTGCGTAAAGTCATTTGCAACAACAGAATCAAAACCGCCATCGTGTAATGCACCATCTACTTTTAATCCAGTACATCCTGTTCCAAATGTTGTTACGTTTTGTATATAAGGTGATTTAGAAGTAATCCATACTTCTTCGTGTGTTGTTCCCCAGCCTGGATCTAATGATACATATGCTCCTGCTGTTGGACGTTTTGTTCCATAAGCGTTTGCAGAACCTAATGTTCCATTTAATCCTTGAACTGTCATATTTCTAATTCCTGTTGCATTTCTTACATAGAACATATCGCTTGTAGCTGAACCTGTAGTAAGTCTAGAATTAATATATGAATCAGATGCTTTTAATGATTTGTAATTTCCAGTATATTGCATATCATCCATTATTGCTCGTAGATAATATTTGACATCTGCTAAACATTTATCTTTAAAATTACTATGAGATGGATTTGCTCTTTGTACAAATTCTGCAACTTCTAAAGCAACAAAATCCATATTTGCTAACAATCTTAATCTTGCATCTGAATAACCTGCATCTGCTTGAGCAGTATTTGTTCCTGTCAATGCTGGATCAGATCCATTAGCATTAACTTTGAAATCTATATGGTCGTAAATATTTTGTGCAATTGCCGCCGCCGCTGTTCCTGCCGCTCCTGAACCTGCTGGTGCATCTGTATTTTGTGTTAAATTATTTCCTGTTGTAACACTATTAACTGTGAATACTCCATCAGATCCAATTGTTGCTCCTGGAATTGTTAATGAATCAGAAATTGCATAATTTTGTCCTGGTTGATTTACAGTAAGACTAGTAATTGTGTATGATAATACAGTTACATCCATTGTACATCCTGATCCAGAACCACCTGTTACTGCAACGTTATTATAAGTTCCATTAACAAAACCTAAGTCTGCACCTGGTGTTGTAAAAGTTATAACTCCGCCTACTGGTGTTGGTGTTACAGCACTATTTGTAACTATATCAGATATAATTGCCTGTAGTCTACCAAGACCTTGTAATGTATATTGTGTGTCACTTGTACCAACAATTTGACCTGCTGGTTTAACAATTGTTGATCTTAATTCATCTCCTACTATTGCTAATCCTTTTTTAACTGAAAGAGGTAACACTTCTTCATATGTTCCGCTCTTAGCAAATAATGTAGTTTGTGGAACTTCTTCTGCTGGAACTCCAGCTGTATTTCCTGCCGCAAGACAATCTGTTGCAATTTTTACATAACTTGCAATTTCTCCTGATACTGCAGATTCAGTTACGTAATTATTATCAATAAGTTGATTAACTGTACCTTGTAAAGCAGAATAACCTGCATTATTGGCTACACATTGTTGAGAAATATAAACTAATCTATTAAGATAAGCTGTTAATTCATCTTTATGATTTACAAATTCTGTTTGTGTTGAAATTCTAAGTGTTGCATATCTTGATTTTTCATTTCCGCCATGTCTTAAATCATATAAAAGTGCATCTATCATAAATCCTGCATCTCTTCTACATTTAACAGCGTCGTATGTGTAAGCATTTGTAAATGGTGCAGTGTTTCCTGAAATTTGTGCATTAATCCAAGCTAAAGTTTCTTCTTGAATGAATGCTTTGTTTCTTTCTAACAAATAAGTTCCTTGAGGATTTCTTGGTCCTTGTTCAATTTGCCATAAAGCATATCTTAAAGATTTCCAAGGTTTGTCAAGTGTTGTTCCTGCATCTGGAGAAGGTTTGTCTTGTCCTGCTGGACCTGTGTAATAAACTTGATCTATTGCACCAAAGTATCCCCATTCAGGTAAGTCACCTGCATTATTTACAACTAAAGTTTGTCCTGCTTTACCAATTGGTAATCTTGCTGGTCCTGATTGACCATAAATTAAAAGATCACCTTTCGTTGTTAATACAGAAGATTCTGCACCACCCGCCAATAATTGCCATGCACTAGTATCAACACCTGCTCCTGGTGGATAGTCTGGTTGATTAATTGTTGATGGACCAACGTTATTTGATGTGTGTTCTGTTATACAAAGATAACTTGTAGTAGTGTTTGTTGTACCTCTTACTATATCTCCTTTGTCATAGTAAGTTGCATTTGTCCAAGCACCTTTCCAATATAATCCTTCGTTAAGTTTATCCCATTTAGTTACATTTGGTGGTCTATTACCTGTTCCATCTGCAATTGCAAGATAAGTGAAACCGCCTACTCTAACAACGTCACCTTGTTTGTATGCAGTTGCGGCATTATAGTCACCTCTTAAATTAAATCCTGTTACGAATAAAGTCCAATCACTTGAGTTATCAGGTGGAAGTTTATTAATATTATTTCTATCTGCAACATAACTATATCCACCGTAAGTAACAAAGTCACCTGGTTGATAATTTGTAGAGTTGCTCCAAGTATCTTCAAATTCAATACCTGGAATTAAAATTGACCAATTAGCTTCATCGGCAGATAAAATTCCTGTTGATGTATGTTGTGTTGTACAAATCCAAATGTTTGCACCATATTTTACAACATCATTTACTTTATATCTTGTTGCTGTTGCGTGGTCACCTTTGAATTCAATTCCTTTGTGTAAGGCTTGCCATTGTCCTTGGTTGGCTTCTAAACCATCTGCTTCAGTTGCCGCTGAAGTATGTCCAGTTATAGCAACGTAAATTTGTCCACCATATCTAACGGTGTCATTAACTTTATATCTAGTATTGATTGCCCAGTCACCTGACCAAACAAAACCTTTTCCAAAAATTTCCCATTTAGCTTGTTGACCTTCTAGACCAACTGCTGTTGTGTTATCTGATTCGTGTTCTGTTATACAAAGATAAACTGAACCACCATATTTTACTAAATCGTTTTTCTTATATCTTGTAGAAATTGTCCAATCAGATTTCCAATCAAAACCTTCTATGAATAAATCCCATTTAGCTTGATCGGCTTCTAATCCTAAAGCAACTGTTGCCGCTGAGGTATGACCAGTGTTAGCAAGATAAATGTAACCACCGTATTTTACTACATCATTTGGTTTATAAGTTGTATTTGCAACCCAATCACTTTTCCACTCTATACCATCTGACATTAGTTGCCATTTTACAGCACCTAAATCAGTTTGAAATGTACCAGATGTGTGATTAGTTACGCAATTGTAAGTTCTTCCACCATATCTTATTACGTCATCAACATAATAAGTTGTAGTAGTTGCCCAAGAACCTTTCCAAACAAACTTAATTCTACCTAGTTTAAACTCAGCCATTTTCGTTAAATCCTTTTATATCTTTTATTTATCATTACTGTTAAATCCTTATTCACCATATAATGCGTCTCTTTCAGGGCCACCCTCATTTAAAAATTCAGCCGGTCCTGCCCCTAAAAAGTATGAAGTTGCTATAATACTACCACTTACAGCCGCTATTGATACTGCTCCAGAGAATTCAATTTGACCATTTGTGGGAAATGCTTCATTAAACATTTCATTATTTCTTAATTTAATTTGTCCTGCTCTTACTTCATTTGTTGTAAGATTTGCTCCACCACCAGAAACTTTTGAACCTATATATGATGCAATTGCTCTTTGTGTTGGTATAACGTTATCACTATTAGCCGCCATTGTACCATCAGTACTAAATTCTTCAATTTTAACTTCAGTTCCACCTATTACAATACCACCTAAACTTAATTCAGTTAAACCTGACAAGTCAAATAAATCAGCATTTAGAGTTACTATTCCTGTTGCCTGTTCTACTTCAAATAATTCACCAACTCTGTAATTTCCATCTTGGTCAGTAGAAGTATAAAATACTCTACCTCCTCCATTTGATACAGTTTCATTTTGTTGTTTAAGTTCATAACCTTCTGTATAACCAGTAGTATATAAACCTGGATAATTAGTTGTAGATTTATTACCTGTTCCAATGTCTAAGAAATCGTGACCTGTTAATCTAACTTGAGAATATTTTTCTCTTATTGTTAATGCAACATCATGAGCAGGTGATTCATTTGCTTTCATTGTTGGTGTTATTCTGAATTGAGCAGAAATGCTAGGTTCTGCACCAACAACTTTATTAATTTGAGTAATTCTATAAACTTGATCATCAATTCCAGTTACATATAAAATTGCACCTGGTCCAGGTTTTCTAGATAAATCTTTAACTTCAATATAAGGTCCAACTTGATATTCATCTGCAAAACCATCTCCACTTAAAGTTGCAGTTACATTTATAAATCCTGTACCTCTGTTTGTAAATTCTGGTTGTGAAAGTACTCCATTTTGTACAAATGATTTTAATGATGCTTCTGCAGTATTTTTGTTATCAGTGATAGTAACTGTAGGTTCTGTTGAATATCCACTACCTGGATCTAAAATTTGTATATTTGTAATTGCTGAAGAACTTGTAATTGCTCTAGCTAAAGGTGTTGCACCTTTTAGAATTTTTTCTGCCCCAGATTGAGAACCAGTTCGTAATGGAATAAAGTATCCACCTGCAGTATTTCTTCCACCTACTATACCATTGTAAGTTCCTGCCAATGCTGAATCTAATTGTTTCCAAGAATATGCATCAAAACTATATGCATGATCCCCACCGTCAGTAATTGCAATATAAACTCCTTGAGAATATGCAACATCTGTATATGGTCCTGCGTGTGGAGGCGTATCACTTTCTGTCCAACTGTAAGAAGATGATGTTTGTGATTGTGCCGCGTTAGCATTTGATATTAAAAATTTATTAGCAACTGTACTTTCATCACCAGGTGCATCTTGTACTGATGCAACAAATTTACCACCACCAAATGTTAATTTTTTCAAATTATATCTATGAACAACTTGTAATCCTGAATTAGTGTCCATTAAAAAGTCACCCATATTAGCGGCTTTAGTCCAAGTTGTACCACCGCCCATACTTTCCCAAGTTTGTCCAGTAGTGTTTGCACCTATGAATAATCCATTACCACAAGCCATTTGTGTAAACACTGGTGTTGATCCATCATATAGTTCAACTTGAATTGAACTAAATGTAGCACCTTCATCTGTTGATCTGTATATCATTCCTGTTTCTGAAGCAATTATTAAAACGTTTTCAGTAACGTCATAAGCAGATGCTCTTAATACATCTGAAGGAATATTTGCACTTATATCTGTCCAACTTGTTCCATCAGCCGATCTAATTAATGTTCCATCAGCCGCGGTTGCTACAAAATAATTTGTTGTTTTAGTAATACTATTCCAATCTTTTGCAGGAATTCCACCAGCCGCAAGCCAATTTGTACCATCAGAAGTTCTATTACCTACACCATTTCCTATTAGAGCTGTAATATCTGATGCTCCAATTTTTCCTGAAGCGCCTAATAACATTTCTCCTGTTGAACCGTAACTAATATTACTTCTACTTCCAGCGTTAGGAGTAAAAGTTATTCTAGGTTCTATTGAATATTTTGTAGATGCATCTAGTAATGGTTCAATTGGGTAACCACCCATGAAGTGTTGCCAACCATCTGTATCATCAAATTCTTTTTTAACAGTTGCAACTTTTGTTGTTGCATTATAACCAGAAATATATCCATATTGTCCTCTTCCTGCACCTTCCCAAATATAAATTCTTTGTCCAACAGTTTCATTTACTGTTCCTTCATATTGAGGTCTTAATTTAATTTCTTTATTTGTACCAGATTGAGCATTTCCTAATTCACTTGTATATCCTGTACCACCTGGATTTGAAGAATCATCTAATCCTAAAACTCTAATTTTGTTTACTGCACCATGTCTTATTTGTGGCCAACGTATGGCTCCTGCCGCACCTTCTCCTGATCCTTGAATTGTTATACTTGCTGAAGTATAATCTTGTCCAGCGTGATCATAAGCAAAAGCAAAAATTTCATTTTCATCATTATATACTTTGTCTATATGTGCTTCTTGTGATTGGTTATTAATTTTTCCTGATATAGGTGTTTCACTTGCTAAAAGTCCTTCTGCAACAGCACCAAAATCTCCATATGAACAGTTACCGTTTGTTGCTCTAAATTTTCCACCGTTTGTTGCCAAATATCCTATGTGTGAATAATAAGAAAATACTGATACAAATTCTACTCTAGCATCTCCATTAACCCAACAAGCAACACCATTTTCAATAAAGTGTGTACAATCATTTGCAACAAATGATTTAAATCCGCCATTGTGTAAGTCACCATCTACTTTTAATCCAGTACACCCTGTTCCAAATATTGAACAATTTTTAATATAAGGTGATTTTGTTGTAATATGAACTGTTCCATCACTAGGTCCACTTCCTGGATCTAAAGAAACATAAGCCGCACCAGATGGACGTTTAGTTCCATATTCATTTGCAGAACCTAATCCACCAGTTAATCCTTGCATTGTTACATTTGCAATTCCTGTTGCATCATGTAGATACCACATATCTGTTCCTTCGTAACCTGATTTAGGTCTAACGTTTGCACCACGTCTTGTAAAGTCTCCCCAAATATGAACTTTCGCTGGAACTTTTATAGGTAAAATTTCTTCGTAAACTCCTGTTTTAACAATTATAGTTGCTGGAGTTCTACTTGCCAAGTCTTGTGCAACAAAGTCACAAGCATATTTGATTGTTTTAAATGGACCTGCAACACTTTTACCACTTGTTAATTTATCTTCTCCATAAGGTGAAACATAAAATACTTTAGCTACTACATCATGGTCTCCCCAAACTCCATAATCATTAGCGTCATTAACTTTGAATAATTGTCCAAAGGATCCAATTGCAATTCTAGTATCTTCAGACCCTGAATGAGATTTTAAATCTCCATCTATTTCTAATATGTTACCTGTAGCCCCTTGTGCCAATCTAACCCAAAGTGGTCCAACATTTTCACTTTCTTCATCTAAAGTTGGTTTAGCATCTGAAGAAGTTGCAACGTGAGTTGTTATACAACGATATAAATCTGCTTTTTCTGTAACTACATCACCTACATAGTAAGTAATTGCTCCATTGGCATCGCTTTCTTTCCAAGGACCTTTAAATGCTACACCTGTTACTAATAATTGCCAAGGATCAGGAGCATCACTACCTGGATCATAAACAAAAGTTGTAACTGGATCATCATTTGTGTTGGCTTGTACTGCTATGAATAAATTACCACCTGCTCTAACTACATCTCCTGTTCTGTATGCAGTTGTACTATCCCATTCACCTCGATGGTTATAACCTGTTTGTAATAATTCCCAAGTATTTGTACTATCTGTTACACCTGGTGCAATATTTGTATTGCTTACTAAAGCAGAATAACTGTATCCACCAAATTGTACAACATCACCTTTTTGATAATATTTGTTTGCGTCCCAAGAACCTTCATATTCTGCACCTGGTACCCACAATGAAAAATTAGTTTCATTCATGTGTGGTGTTATTGACCAGTGATCAGTTGTTACTTTCCAAATTCCCGGACTCCAAGATACTAATGAACCTTTATTATATTTTGTTCCTTCTGCCCAATGACCTATATAATCTATACCTTCAATAACTATTTCCCATGCCGCTTGATTGGCTTCTAAACCATTATTTCCAGAAACCGCTGTACCATTTACAGTAAAAGTAGAAATTGCTCCACCGCCATCTACTGAACTAATTGTTATTACTACATCATTTACACCGTCGGCTCCACCTACTTTACTACCTACTACAGTAATTGTATTTGCCGCCGCAAAGTTTGTTCCTGTGTTTGTAAATTTTGCATAAAAACTTGTACCAATTTTAAAAATATTGAAAATTGCACCTACACCGTTTGAAGAATTTGTTGAATAATCTGCTGATGTAAATCCATTCCAATAATCTGTAGGAGCAGAAGTGTGTCCTGCTACAGCTCTATAAACTGTTCCACCATATCTTGTAATATCATCTGGATAATATCTTGTGTTAGGTGTCCAATAACCTCTGTAATTGTCTGATCTATGATATTGTGTCCATTTAGCTTGATGAGATTCTAATCCAGCTACCGCTGTAGATGATGTATGTGCTGTTACACACTTCCAAACTGATCCACCATAAACAACTGTTTCACCTACACTATAAAGTGTATTAGGTAACCATGTAGATGTCCATTTTTCTCCTCTTGCAAAGTATTCCCATTTACTTTCATCACCTAATATTCCATTATTTGCATCTGCATTTGATAAGTGACCTTGAGTAACTTGGTAAAGTGTTGCTCCAACTTTTGCTACTTCACCTATTTTATAAAATTTATTAGGTTGCCAGTTTCCTGTCCAAGACTGACCTGACATAGTCAGAGACCATTTTGGTGTAGCATTATCTAAGTCGTTATAAAAATTGGAATCAGCAATGTGAACTTCGATACAAGTATAAACTTTTGCACCATATCTTACAATATCATCTTTAACGTACTGAGTTCCTGCTAACCAGTCACCTTTCCATTTAAAACGTATTCTATCTATTTTAAAATCTGCCATAAGTCCTAATTACTAGTATTTATTTTATACATCGTATGTATATTGTTCATTAACTCTTAATACTAATTCACCTTCATTGTTAATATAATAATTAATATTTCTTCCATCCCATTTATATTGTTCGTATACTAAATTTTCATAAGTTTTTTTATGTTGTATGTCTCTACCATCATAAAAGTCTTCACCTCTTGTAAAGTCTTTATAATTTCCTGCCATAGCACCGGGTCTATTAACTTGAACACCGTCATTTAATTCTAATAAATCTACTTTAGAAAGATATACTTCACCTGTACTAGTTCTTCTAAGTCCATAAAAATACCTAGAGTCTCCAAGTGTTTTTGTTAATTCTTCTATACCTATTCCAAGTTCGTTTTGACTCATAATTTATTAACTCACTATGTTAATTGTGTTACCCATTGCTGTATGAGATGTACATTGATAATACAATGTACTAGGTGCATCCATAGGTACTTTAAATACCTGTGTATTTTTTTGATCACCTGTTACTCCACTTGTATATGCTGATCCACCATTACTAACTCTTATTTCAAATGGATGACTACCACCTGAACTATTGTTTAAAACATATGTATGGCCTCTGTTCATATACATTACTGGATCATTAGTTGCAGTTAAGAAACCAGGACCTTCCCAAACATAATTGTTATTTCCATCATTTGTAATTTCATATCTTGATATTGGTCCGTTTTGTTTTACCCAAGATACTCCATTGAAATATAATGAATCACCATGTGATGGTGCAACTCTTATATTATTTGCAGTAGCACTTACAAAAATATGTGCTGTTTGGTTACTAGATATACCAACATTTACAGTAATTGTTGTAGATGATGTTTCTGTAACTAAAGCAGGTTTATTGTATACATAATCAGCTCCACCTGGTGCGTTCGAACCAGATGCTCTTGGATATGTATGGTTTGTTGCATGACTATCCATAGCACACGTAAACGTCAAACTATTTGTAACAATCGAAACAGAATGACCTGTTTTAATACTATGTGCTCCAATAGTTAATACAAGTACTCCAGTTGCTGGTGTATATGATGCCGCTGATGTACTATAAGATTTTTCAGTAACTGATATACAATTATCAGTAGCTCTTATAAAAGTGTGTGCTGTTGTATTACTTGATATACCAACATTTACAGTAATCGAATCTGTACCTACTGCCGTAATTGCGGATGTAGAAGTATATGCAGGATCTTTTCCACCTGCGTAATTTGATCCACTTCCTCTTGGATAACTATGTTCTGTTGCATGACTGTCTTGAGCACAAGTAAAGACTATGCTGTTTGAAGCAATTTTTATATTGTGACCAACTTGTAAATTATGTAATCCAATAGTTAATACAAGTACTCCTGATGCAGGTGTGTATACTGCATTTGATACATTGTAATAATCTCCTATTGTTGTTACATCAGAAAGTTCTGATAAATTACCTTCGTCAGTACTTGCAACGGAAAATACTATTCCATCTCCTGCGTTATTAACTTTAACAAATCTATTTGCCGCTCCTGTATAATTTGCAGGAGTATCAGTTAATCCTACTAAAGTAGTTGCTACAGTTGGTTTGTTAGTAAGATTATTATAATTTAAAAAATATGTACTATCTAAACCATCTAATGTATCTGCATCTGATCCTGCTCCACCTGATGTTGCATCAACACCTGGAATCCAATTTGTACCATTCCATTTTAATACTTGTCCTGCTGTTGGAGGTGTAGTAGTTACATCAACATCTGATAGTCTATCAACGCTAGGTGTACTAAATTCTATAGCATTTGCAGTGGAATTTACAGATACAAATTTATTATTATGTGAAGCAAAACTACCTGGAGTGTCAGCTAAAGATACAAAAGATCCTGCGCCTGAATCAATTGTTCCTGCCTGCCATCTGCTGTTTGAAGTACTCCAAACCAATGCTTGTCCTTCAGTTGGTGCTGGACTTGAAGTCTCAACATCTGATAACATATCGATAGAAGAAGTTTCTTGAATTAATTTAATCCAAGTTCCTGAATGAGCAACTCTACTTGTATTGTCGGCGTGTACGTGGGCGAACATTCCGTCATAAGTTGTTGCGTTAGGTAAATCTCCTTCAGTTGGAAAATAGAAAGTAATTTTATTACCTCCTGTTGCCGTAACTGTATTAGAAGAAATAGTAGATAAAGTTTCTCCATTTCCTAATGCGTTATATAATTCATCAAAATTTGAATTTATTTTTTGTGCACCTAACCTAAGATTGTCACCTTGACCATCATTAGGTATAACACCATCATTTATTATTTCTTTTGCCATTTTTATACTCCCACGTATTTTTAAGTTCTATCCCAAGTTGATTCATTACTATCAAATGAATATACATCTCTATCAAATGTAAATTCTTTAGGTTGGACACCAGCTGTTTCTAAAGTTTCTGGATAAGTGACAGTGCCCTGATCTTTTGTAGCATTAATTCTTACTACTAACTCTCCAGCATCATTTACATAATAATTTAGATTAACATCGTCCCATCTAAATTGTTCGTATTTTAAATTTTCATAAACTAAAGAATGATTAGGTCCTCTACCTTCATAAAAATCTACGCCTTGATCAAAATCAGTAAAATTTTTCTCAGGATTACCTGGAACATTTATTGAAACTGATTCACCGGCTTTCATTTGGTCAATTTTGTGCATATACAATTCACCTTCAACAGTTCTTCTTAAACCATAGAAATATCTATCTTTAATTCCTGCTGACAAATATGTCGTTAAATTTTGACCAATATTACTCATCTTATGTTAACTCCACGTAACTCATTACAACATCTATTGAATCGGCAATATCTGCATTCACTTGTAGTGTACTTTGTGAGGCAACAATTAATTTTTCACCTGCACTTAAAATTCTTAAACTAGAATTTGGCGCAATCATTACATCTTTAACAATATAACCTGAAACACTAGTTGTATCTTGTAACGTTACAGTAACTTTTACAACACTATCAATTAAGTTTGCAAGATTAAGTCCTAAAACAATTGTATTCGTTCCTATTGGCGGTGAATATACCGTTATTGGAACTGTTCCAACGTCTTTTATTATTGCATTTTTAAAATATGTTGCCATTTAAATTTTTATCCTAACGCAATTGCGTATGTTATTGAAATTTCAGTTGCATCAAGTACGCTTATCGCTCCTGATGAACCTGCAATTGAACCCCAATTACTTCCATCATAAAGTTCTACCCTGCTATCTTGAGTATTATATCTTGTCATACCCAATTGACCTACAGCAGGTCTATCTATTGCAGTACCGGAAGGAAGTACAAATCCACCAGCATCTGAAACATCAACATAACCGTTTCCGCTCGTTTTTAGTACGATTGGAGCCGATATAGTATTAGTTATCGTATTTCCTTCGAATTTAAAGTCTTCAATTCTAATGCTACCATTACCATTAGCATTTAATATTAAATCCTGGTTTACACCCGTAGTTTTTATGGTATTTCCACTAATTTCTATGTCATCTACTATTAATTTTGTTATATCAAATCTAGTAGAATTAACATTTGCTACCAAAACTCCACCAGCATAAAATCTAATAGTATCATCATCTGTTCCTGGAGAAGCTTCTGCTGTAATATAAGTGTCTCTATCTAAATCATATACACCTGTTAATGCTACCCAATTTGATCCTTCATATCCTTCAAATAAACTTGTATCTGTATTATAACGAATCATACCATTTGCAGGACTTCCAGGTCTTTGAGCAGTTGTTCCTGTTGGTATTCTAATACTTCCTGTACCGTCAACTCTTGCTACACCTGTCGCAGGAGTAATTGTCATATCTCCTGAATCATTAGTAATAGTATTTTGATTAAATCTAAATGATTCTAATCTAATCCCGCCAGTCCCATTTGCCATTAATTCTAAATCAGCATTACTGTCAGTTGTTTTAATTACATTATTTGTAAGATTAATACTATCTACTTGTATTTCATTTGCAAATAATGTATTCCATCTACTAGTATCATTACCTAGATTGTAAGTATTATCTGTTGCAGGAATTAAATCACTTCCTATTCCAGCTGTAATAGTAACTGTATCAGTAGCTTCATCACCAATTGTTATGTTACCACCAATTGTTATATTTCCTGTTACATCTAAATTTCCTGTAACATTAACATTGTTTAATAAATTAATTACATTTGTACTTGAATTAAAATCAAGATTTCCTGATAAACTTTCTATAGTAGTTCCACTCATTCTTAATTTAGGTGTTTCTACTTTTGTACCATCTAAAACAGTAGTATTAGATCCATTAGTAATTGACATTTGAGAAGTTGTGTCTATTCTTAATTCAGAAGATTTAAATTCTATTAATCCAGTATTTTGATTTACTGCAAATTGATCACCAAGTCTAAATCCACCACTTTGATCAACTGAATTATAATTTATTTTTGCATTAGTTGAAGCAACAACTTCATTTGCTTGAACAACTTCATTTACATCATTTGCAAAACTTTTTCCTGAACCTACGTAATTAAAATTATGATTAACTAAATTTACATTTGCACCAATACCATCTGCAACAACACCGTAAGTTCCATAAACGTTTGCACTTGATACACTTCTAAAATCTGATCCAAAGTCTGAATAATCAGCTAAAGTAATTTCATTAGTTGTTGAACCACCTGAGAATCTAATATCTTGACCTAATTTAGGATTATCTAAAAAGTCATTAGCATTTAACATTAATGCTGTAATACCATTATTATTATTTGTATTTGTTATTTCTGCTGAAGCAGGTGTAAAGTTTGCTGAATATGTCATATCACCTTTGATTATTCTAATATCATCCATAAAACCTTCAAAGGCATTATTAAGTGAATTACTATTTCCTATATAAACATCATTTGAATCTTTTAAATCTGCAGTCCAACCTGAAACATCTACAGCATTATTGTTAACTCCACCAATAAACATTTTTAACGTATTGTTTTGTCTTCCTACAGCAAAGTGAGTCCAAACACTAATATTAAAACCTGTGGCTTCCGTTGCAATTACATTTCCATCTAATTTAACTCTAGGAACATTATTAAGAATATCAATTTCTAAACTTCCTATTTTAAATAAAGTTTTACTTTGTACTGATGTTGGATATAACCAACCTTCTATTTGGAAATTTCCAGTTCCAAATCCAAAGTCAGTATGTCCTGCAACTTTTAAATTATGACTAGAAGCTGTTTGTTTGAAACTTCCACTTCCATATTTTTTAGTTGTTCCATCTATTGTAGTTCCTGTTGCTGTAACTTTTTTAGTAGGTCTTGTTGTTGGTAAACAAAACGCACCTATTTTGCCATCTAATACAATTAAATTATTACCAGCATCTACAGTTTCAATTGTTCCTTCAGCTAATTTTGTTGCTCCATCTTTATCATAATAAGTTACAGTTTCACTAGGTGCTGGAAAAGATCCTGATAATCCTGTTATGTTTACTCTTGTTTTTCCGTCACCACCTTGACCATATGATCCATCTGTAACATTAATACCTTTGTTTGCAAAATATGTAAATGAATTAATAAAATCTACTCTTACACCATTTGTTACTGTTATTGCATCCATACCAGGTGTAATAAATGTACAATTTTGAAATCTAACTCTAACTTCTGGAGTAATTCCTCCAACTACTTGTCCATCAAGAAATGCTCCTTTACCTGCATCTCCTTGGTCAAAACCTCTTGGGTCTGCACCAGAAGTTACTGAACCTTTTGTAATTACAGCAACATTTTTAATTAAAGGTATATCACTTGTAAGTTGGAAATATGTACTATCTGCGCCAGTGGCTAATCTAAATGCGTGTCCTTCTGTTGCACCAGAATTATAATAAAAATCTGCAATAGTTAAATCTTCAACAGTAGTTTCACCATTAAGAATGAATACATCTTTATTTGGTGTACTTCCATGAGGTTTAATAACAACTGCTCTAATACCGTCACCTCTTACTGAAACTCCAGCAGGAATAGTTAAAGGTAAAACTTCATTATATGTTCCTGGATATATGTAAACTAAATCTCCATCTGATGCAGTTGTTAATGCTTTTGAAACTGTTGCAAAAGGATCATTTTGGTGAGTTCCTGTTTTAGCATCATCACCATTTGTTGCAACATAATAAATTTTTCCTGGTCTAGCTGTTAAGTCAAGACCTTGTACAGTAATGTTACCATTCAATGTAAGGTTGTCTACAATTAAATTATTTGCATATACGTCATTCCATCTTTTTGCCGCGGAACCCATATTATATGTGTCAGTTACATCTGGAGTAATATTACTTGTAAAATCTGCCGCAATTGAAATTGAATCTGTATCAGCGTCACCTATCTGAATATTTCCGTCTGCTCTGATATTACCTGTAGCATGAATATTACCATTAACTCTAGTGTCTCCAAATACTTCTACAATACCTGTACCACTAGTTATAATTTCAAAATTTTGATTAGAATCCATGGCTTTAATAGTGTTTCCACTAATTTCCATATCATCAATTAATAGTTTATTATTGTATAAAATTCCATCAGGTGAAGTAATATTAAGAGAAGATGCAGTTGTACTAATTGAATTAGCACCAATTGTAATATTGTTTATAACTGCTTGAGTTGTGACTTCTAAATTTGTTGTACGTGCTGTTCCATTAATGTCTAATGGATATTGGGGACTAGCAGTGTTAACTCCTATTCGAGAATTATTAACATCAATGTATAAAAGATCAGTCTCGAAGGCCAGGTTTACTCCATTACGAAGTAAGTTGGACTTTAAGAGCTGTCCTGAAATTCGACCTACGGCCATTCTCTATCTCCTTTAGCACGGGGATCTTGTCCCACCAACCACATTACCTTGCGGGTTGAACCACAGTTTGTCCTGTCTAAAACAAGGTCTGATTTAAACATTATTAGTATTTATACTGGTTTTGGATTTATGTTGTAGTATGCTAGAATAATAGCTTAATTAATTATTAAGTTATATGTTAAGTTAATGGCTTCCAAATCTTCAATAGTTATACTTGTTTCTGCTTGTCCTGTAGCAGATTTCCATTCAGTTCCAGTCCATACTTGAAGTATAGCAACATCGGTATTCCAGAACAATTCGCCCTGTTTTAAGTTGGCTTTTGTTTGTTGATCTGCTGAAGAACCTGATGGAAGTTTTATAGCAGGAGCATCTATTTTAATAAATCTATCTACTTTTAAACCTGTACCTGTAAAAACTGTGTCGCTTTCACTTTCACTATTAAGAAGTTCACCCCCAGATATAGTAAAATTAGATGTGTCTAATATTACTTTACCAGTACCATTAGCTTCTAAACCTGCTTGAGCATTTGTGGCATCGTCTGGTACAGTTATAGTATTACCGTCTATATTAACCTGATCTTGACTTCCAAATCTATCAAGTGTTAGTGCTGTTGCATTTAAAGTACCCACACTAGAACCAGCAATATTAAATGTAAATTGATTACTTGTTAAATCTATTTTAGTATCTAAATCAGCATCTATTACACCACCTAAAGGAATTGCTCCACTATGAAATCCTTCAAATAATGTACTAGTAGTGTCAAATCTTATTCCTCTATCTTGTGTAGGACTTTGTGCAGTTGTTCCTACAGGAATGTTTAATGCTGTTGTACTATTAATTGTAAGTGTAGATGCTCCTGCATCAAAAACTATATCATTTGCAGAAGAAATTCCAGTACCGAATGTTAATTCTTCAGCAACAACATTACCAGTTCCACTGCCTTTTAATTCTAAGTCAGCATTAGATTCTGTTGTTCTCATAGTATTATTATGAACTACAAGGTTACCAAAATCTACAGTAGAAAAAGTAGATTTATACCATTGCTTACTTGCGGAACCTAAATTTCGTATTGTATTGTCAGATGGTAATAAATCTTGTGTCATATCCATATTAAAGTCTACAACGTCTGTAGGTTGATCACCAAGATTAATTAATGAACCTGCTATAGTTCCATCACCTGATATTGTTATACTGTTATTGTTTAAAATTTTAGTATCAGTATTAAAATTAATTGTTCCAGTAGATTTAACATTAATATCACCTGTATGAGATTTTAATGTACTATCAGTTATAGTATAATCACCTACAGTTAATTCATTACCGTCAATATGTGTATGTTCACCACCTATAAAATTAATTTGTGAATCTGTTAAAGTTATAGAATTAGATTTTAAATCAAATTGTTTATCACTAATTCCAAAGTGATAATTTGTTCCTGTTAAATCACCTACTTCAAAATTATTTTTTTCATCAAATGAATTTGTATAAACTTTAGCATTATTAATTTCAACTACATTTTGAGTTACTTTATCAAATGCACAACCTATTGCATTAGTTACAGAAACTCCATTTCCATTAATTGCTGTAGTTAAATTACGGAAAATAGATCCTTGTATTTTTATTTCTCCACCTGTATTAGAAACTCCTTTATCAGCTGGTCCTTCTATAATACATTCTATTGCTTCTAATTTTACGCCAGTACCAGTAGTATAAATTCCTACTGAATTAGAATCATTTAATTTTATAGATACATTTTTAAGTATTATACTATCTTCACTGTTTGTATCGGTAACATTTCCGTTAAGTGAAAAACCGTAAGCAGTACTATCTTCTAATTTTAATTTAATATCTGCTAGATAAGGCGATTTGTTTACAATAGTTGCATTATTGGCAAATTTAAAACCACCTAAACTTCCAGTGATAGTAACATTTTGTATAGAACAACTATCGTTTAATAAAAATGCAAATTGACTTTGTGTTCCAGCTGTTGGTTTTATAATAACAGCTCCTTGACCTACACCTTTGATAGTAGTATTTTCAGGAATTTCTAATGGAAAAATTTCTTCATATGTTCCTGGAAAAACGTGAACTTCATGTGGTCCAGCTGTACTTTCTTCAATAGTACTTAAAGTATGTTTAATAGTTCCAAATGCAAAGTTAGGGTGAGTACCTGATAATGCATTAGTACCATCTGTAGTTACATACCATTTATTTGTTATACCTAAGTTAACAGCAACTCCATTTAAACTTATAAAATTATCAATAGTAATATTATTCAAATCAGGCATACTTTTTACGTGGAAGTATCCCCATCTTTTCGCATTTGCACCTACGTCGTATGTTACTGATTGATCTGGCATTAAGTTTGAAGTTATGTCACCTTCAAATTTAATAGTGTCTTCATCTGAATCTCCACCTATAAAAACACTACCATCGAATGTAATATCTGCTGTGGAATGAATATTTCCGTAAGATTTTAAATCACTAGGAATTATAAATTTTCCAGTACCAGGACCTGGATAAATGTCAATGTTTGAATTTGTATTATAAGCACCTATAGTACTATTTGTGAAGTAAAGATGTTCTGTTCTTAATTCTTTATAAGTTAAGGCTCCGCCTGCTCCAGTAGATATTGTTATAGGACCTACTAAAGATCTAATACCATCTTGGTCCCATAGCATATTTCCAATATGAGCACCAGTTGTTACAGTTAATTCTGAAGGGATTTTTGTTGTTCCTGTTACAGTTAATTCTTTAGAAGGAGCATCTGTTCTAATACCTATTTTATTATTAGTATGCCCAATATAAAGCAAATCTGTTTCAAAAGCTAAATCACTAGTTCTTGTCAGATTTTCTTTAAGTAATGGTCCTGATATTCTACCTAAATTTGCTGTACCTGTTGGCATAGTACTCCTTTTACGTATTTATGGTATTTTGGGGAATAATTTATTTGTCTAAATTATGAATAACTGTTACTGGTTTTCCAGTAGGTACAGGCGTACCAAATGCAAGATAATATCCTGCAGGATATGAATTAGATGTTATTGAACTTTTTCCATCTACAAAAATTTGAGCATTTCCTACGTTAGTTTCGTTAACAAGTAATTGATTAGCACTTAGATATGTTTGTGTAACTGCTGTAACTGTATAAGTTCCATTGTTATTAGCTGATCCTGTTACTACAAATTGTTGACCTACGTGATAGCCTTTATCTACCCAATCAACAAAAGCTAAATCTTTACTTTCAAATGCTCCAACACCAGAAGCATTATAATTTTGTACTACAGCTACTTGCGTACTATTAATAGAACAAGGATTTTGTATAAGTGTATAATTTGTTGTTGGAATTTGTAAAACGTTTTCAACCATTACTAATACTGCTTGAGGTGTAGATGGTTCTTGTTTCATACCACCATCATTTGAATCTAATACACCAAAGTTTATTTCTGTATCATTTCCATTTCCTAATGATTGAACAGTTACGGCAAATGGTTCACTTAATCTAAATGATTTCCACATAGTACCACCACCGGATACGTCTTCATAAACTTCAAAGTTTTTAGTTGTTGTGTTATATCTGAGTTGACCAACTACAGGTAAACCGGGTCTTTGTGCAGTTGTTCCTTTAGGAACTTGCATAGAACCTACAGATTCAATATTAATATTTTCATATTGATCGTAGATTACTCCTTTACCAGTAAGCATTCTTTTGTTTGAAGAGTGTCTTTTTAGAAATTTCATTATACCTCCAGATAGCTTACAACCGAAGCAACATTAGATGCACCACCTATTGAAATTCTAACTTTATCGCCTGCGGCTAAAATTAATTTTTCAGTGTCTAACGTGAAGGTTTCAGCACCTGGAAGTGTTGCCGTGTTGACTATAATATTTTTATTACCTGGTGTTTCACCATTTGCTACAGCATATATTGTAAATGTACTATCATTTGCTCCTGTTGGATCTTGGGCCGCAGTATTACACAATAATAAACCTGTTACTGCATAATTTTTACCTGCTGGTGTAAGTAACACATCTACTGTTTGTCCTGTTGTAATTTCGTGGTTTGTAATAGCCATTTTTTATCCTTATAACACCATACTTAGGACCATTGATCTATTTTTACTGATCATTTCTCCATAAGCATCATTTGTATTTACATAATAAAGCCCAGTATCGCCTCCTGCTGGAACTTTTGAATATAGTTTAACGCCGTCTGTATCAACTGCTGGGTCTGTAGCAGGGTCTAAAGTGCCTGGTGTTTGCTTAATTACAAAGGAATCAGTAACTTTTACTGCTCCTGTACCAGGTGCTTCTAGTTTTAAATCACCATTACTTACAGTATTTGATATGATATTATCTTCTATTCTAATTTGACCAATATCAACAGTAGTATTATACATTTCAAATGAATTACCATTCATTTTAGCTTTTACTACACCATCTACTGACATTGTAATTTGACTAACTGGATTTGCTCCACCTGTAGAATCTGCTACTCTTACTTCTGTATCACTATGTCCAATAAACACAGGTGCTAATGAATTAATTTGATTTACAATCTCTGTATCAACATATTTTTTATTTGGAATATCATTATCGTCTGTTACGTAAGTTTCATAAGTTGATTTTATTATTCTTAAAGAACCAGAACCTCCTGGTTGGAAATAAAGTGCTCCACCAGTACTAATACTATTAGTTCTTAAACCTAATAATGCACCATTTACATCTACAAATGTAAAGGCACCGCTTCTAGTTGTTTGAGAATCTGGATCATTCCATTGAAGTTGTTCGTCAAATAACATTTGAACGTCAACTAAACTTCCTCTGTCTACTCTGATTCCAGCTTGATTAAGTGTTACACCTACACCATTTTCACCACTATTAACTTCTATAATATTATCTTTAACAGTTAGTTCATTTGATGTTACTTGAGTTTGAGTTCCTTCAACGATTAAATTTCCTGTTACTCTAGTATTACCTACACCAACTCCAGTGTCTAGTTTTATCTCTCCACCAGATTGGACTTTTACTTTATAATCACCACTTGGTACTGTAACAAATCTTGACATTTATAAATCCTTATACCGCAGTTAAAACCATTTGGCTAGAAGTTGAGTCATCTGTAACTGACCACTTATAACGGACTCCAGAAAAGTCAATTGCGGTTCTATTAAACACTTTTCTAAGTCTAACTCCGTCACCAGCTCCGCCTATGTAACCTGTTAAAGACATTTCATTATCATTTAAATTATTAATGTCTTTATCAACTAACCTACATACTCCTTCATTTCCGGAATCATCATTAGCATCATCTACCATAAATTTATTAGATCCACGCTGTCTTTTAATGATTCCAACTGCCGAAACTGCGTTTGTACCCACTTTCACAGTAACAACAAAATTGTTGTCTGAACCACTAACGATCCCAAAATGCTTCTTATTAACTGGTCTACCCATATTCTTATTATATTATACTTATTTATGCAAAAAGGGGAAGCGTGAAAACTTCCCCTTTTAATTTAATGCGTTACTAGTTTATATTATTAACCGTTAGGTATTGAAACACTTACGTTGATAGTTGGACCTGATGCAACAAGAAGAGGTTTGTCTCCTACTGCAAATTGTGATCCTGTTCCAAGAGCGCCAACTATGAAGTGACGTCCTGTGAGTTTACTTGCAAAGTATGTTCCACCTGCACTGTCCGTACCAGTTACTTGTACTTGTTTTGCCGCTAGTGAACCATGTACTACTGCTGTAAGTACACACGTTTCTGTTCCGTCTGAAGTTGTTACACGAAACTTTTTATTACCTTTTTGGATTATGTTAGTAGTGTCTTTTGCACTACCGCCTGTAACAAATGCTTTAAAGATCATTTGATTGCCGGCAAGTCCACTTGAACCGATTGGCAATGCTGTGTTAACACTTGCTAGTTTTGTTGTGCCTGAAACTGTTTCAGCACTTTTGATTGGTCTTCCCATTTTTTTTCTCCCTTTAACGTTCTATGTTATACGCAGTTGTGTCTGCATAAGACTAGACAAGATGTCTAGTTCAATTGTATTTATCCTTTTGAGAGGGAAGCCAAAAGCTCTATTTTACTGAAATATTTTAAGGAATTAATTGCTTGTTGTAGTTTTAGATCAGCACGTTCTTGGTAAATTTGTCTTTTAGTTTGTCTTAACATTATTAATTCATCTAGTCTTTCATTTAATAATGCATCTACTGTTCGTTCTAATTTTTGAATATCTTTGATAAA